GCCAGTACCCTTTTCTCCGTGGAGGATGATGATTCCGCTTTTTTCATTCTTTACGAAAGAAGTGATTCTCTCGTCTTCCGGAATAAAGTCGTCGTTGTACTGCTCTTCGAGACAAAAATCCGACACTGTATCAACCTCAAAGTCACTCAGGTCATATCCGGTCTGTGTAATACGGAGAAGCCTGATGTTGTTCATCTTCTTTTCCGGAGCCTTGTAATGCTTCTTGCAGATTTCCTCAAATTCCTCAACAGCGTTATAATCATCCTCACCATAGAGAATGTATGCCTCGGAGACGCTCTTCTCAATTCTGGCGAAAATGTTCAGTGTAGGAATAATAATAGAGAAACCGATGTTCTTCTCGTCCTTGGAAAGATTGATGTTGGAGTAGACCACCATCTGGTAACCAACCTCACGGTATTTTTCCTTAAGTTCGGAAATCAGTGACTTCGTGTCAAAATAATTTTCGGACTCCTCCCTGGACTGGGTAAACATATCGCAGTAGGGAAAATATCCATTTTTAACATAAAACAGATTTTGAAGAGACAGCCCGTCAACCTCAGAATATACGGACGACATGTGCTTGTCGAGAGCCATGTTATGAAGGATGTTCTTGACCGCCTCTTTCTCAATTTTCTTAGTTTCGCTCATAAAGTATTAAATTTTGTTTTTGCAAATATACAATAATTTTTTTTATTCTCACACCTTCAGGCGCTAAATTTTTCCATCCTGATAGATATTGAACGTTTCGGAGTACGTTATGAAATCGTTCGTATCCTCAAACTTGTTCAGGTCTTCAAATCCCATGCTATGTTTCCAGTCGAATTTCATACCATGTATAAAATTCTGTTCAGCCTTATCAAAGTCGAGAAAGTACATCCCGTCTTCATCAAAGTGCTGGTCTTCTTCATCAAAAATATATGTCAAGTAGAGTGACTCGCTCCAGTCCTTCTTCCCCCAATATTTCTTCATCATGCTTCTACCAATGCTTCTGCTCCAACTTTCAAGGAAATTTTGTCTACGCCGTCCGCATAATTGTCCCTTTCAACGAGGAACTTGAAGTCAGTCCCGTCATTTTCAAGTATGAAGTCCGTAATCTGGTTCTCGATGTCTTCCTGGATTACTCTCATAATCGGTCGTGCTCCGTATTCCTTATCAGCCGAAATCTTATCGAGTATGTAATCAACAACGTCTTCGCCGTATGTAAGGCTGCAACCGATTTCTTCAAGTTTCTTGACGGTCTTGTTGAGTTCAAGTTTGATTATTTCACGAAGATTGTCATCAGTGAGGGTATTGAAATAGATTATGTCGTCGATACGGTTGATGAACTCCGGTGCAAACTTACTCTTCAATTCCTTCCTGAGGATATTCTTTTTATGCTCATCCGTCCCGGGATTCGTAAAACCAATCATGTTTCCGTTCTCCATAGCCTCCTTCGTACCGACGTTCGAGGTGAAGATAAGGATGAGGTTCTTACAGTCGACCACCTTACCGGTATTATCAGTAACACGCCCATCGTCCATAATCTGAAGGAACACGTTGTAGATTTCGGGGTCAGCCTTTTCAATCTCATCACAGAGGAGTACACAATATTTGTTCTTCTTGATAGCCTCAGTGAGCAGACCTCCGTTGTCATATCCCACATAACCGGCACCAGTACCAATGAGTTTGGAAACCGCTGTCTTGTCAGAATACTCGGACATGTCGAATCTCACAAGATACTTCTCCTTACCGAACACTTCTTTGGCGATTGTTTTAGCCAGGAGGGTCTTACCACATCCGGTGCTACCGATTGCGAGGACCGATACTGGTTTATTCTTGTTTGAAAGACCTACACGGCTTCTCTTGATTGCCTGGCAAATAGCCGTTACCGCCTCATCCTGCCCGATGACAACTTTCTTAATCTCATCGTCAATGTGTGCAAGAGACTTCTTCTCATCCGTGGAAAGTTTAGAAATAGGAATTCCGGTCTTTTCGGATACAATCTGGTAAATGTTGTCACTTGTGATTACCACGCTGTCCCTTTCCTTCTTGTAATTCTTTTCGGCTTCGATGAGTTTAGCCCTGAGTCTTCCTAATCTATCCTCGCACTCTTTCAATGAAGCCATATCATCGTTGGAAATAGCCTTCTTCTTTTCGGACTCCGTTGCACTGATGGTCTTGCGAAGATAAATAAGTTCTTCTGATTCCTTCGCACAAGAACTGATGTATGAACCAGCCTCGTCGATGATATCAAGAGCCGAATCAGGGAGAAGACGCTCCGGGATGTATTTGTTTGCCAAGATGACACAGTTCTTTATCGCATCCTCGTCAAACTTTACGTGGTGGTAAGATTCATAATAACCCTTCAATTCATTAAGAATCGTAATTGAGTTTTCGATGGTCTCCGGGTCGATGTTTATCTTCTGGAACTTCCTGTCAAGGCTCGTGTTGTCTTCGATTGCCTTCTTATATAATTTATAGGTAGTACAACCGATTACCTGGATGTCACCATTGCTCATCGCCTTATTCACCATCTCGGAAATATCCATATCATTCTTTCCTTCATTTACAATCTGATGGATGTCGTCGATAAAGAGAATGATGTTTTTGTTCTTCTTAATCTCATTGAACAGTGATTTGAATCGGTCTTCGAGCATGCCCCTGAACTGTGTACCTGCAATCATTGCTGTCATATCAAGGGAATATATAACCTTATCGGACAATGATTTAGGTGCATTACCATCGACTATCTGCTGTGCGATTCCATTGACAATGGCAGTTTTTCCAACACCACCGTCACCGAGAAGAAGTACATTATTCTTTTTTCTTCTTCCAAGGACACGGAAAATTTTATTTATTTCAATCTCACGGCCAATAAGTTTGTCAATTTTTCCGGACTTAGCCTCTTCGTTGAGGTTTGTGCAGAACTGGTTCAGTGGAGATTGCTTCTTTCCTTGCTGTACGGGTCCGGCAACGTTCATCGGCTGGCTACCGAAAAACATCTCGACCCTTGAATTCTGAGGAAGGTTGAACACATCCTTAATCATAGACTCAACCCCAAGCTGTTGCTGGTTTGGCTCGTCGCTAATCATCTTATTGAGAAAATGAGAATAGTCGATTCCGTATGATTCAAATTTATTACTGAGAGGGTTGTTGCTCTTGAGAAAGGCAAGCATAATGTGTTCGCTTGTAAGGGTTTCAGATTTTAACAGTTTCCTTTCAACGTCAGCATTATCAAACAGTACTTCAACCTCTTTTGAAACCTGATATCTCTTGTTGGGTCTCATGGAGTGAAGTTCGGTGGAATAGATGGCATCAAGTAAACTATTGATTATGTTTTCCGCAGATACAGATGTAATCATTCTCTCGATGACAGAAAACGCCTTACAATTAGTCATTGACATAATTGAGTAAATAATATATGGTATGGTCACAGTAGTGGTGGGGTGTTCAACCACCAACGTATCATCCAAAAATCTCATCACCTCTTTCAGCTCATTGCTGTAAATCTCTTTGTCTACCATTTACTTTCTTGTGTTTTTGATTTATATTCTTTATGCAAATATACAAAAATAAAGCCAAAAAGAAAAAATATTATGTCAGTATTGAAAAGCGAATATGATTTGGAAAAGTGTGTTGACCGTGTGTGGTATGAATCATCAAACGTCATCTACTCTGAATTTTATGAACATGATAACGATAACTTTGGTGAATTATACATAGTCTTCAAAGGCGGAAAACGTTATCTTTACAAGAATGTATCTTACATGAATTATCTATATTTCAAAAATGCGGTATTCAACGAAGGTTCATCAGGAAAGGCGTTGAATGAGTATATTATCAAAAACTACAAAGGTGAAAAGGTTGATGATGCCTCTATTGATGATATTGTTGGACGTTTGAATGAACCTGACAAGAAAGACACTACTTATTTCATACACGGGGACGGGGATGTTGATGAATTTGTATTCCAGGGGATGTATGCAAATACGTTAGATTATGTTACGGAACTGTCATCTGATAGCCGTTTCGCTGTTATGTTTTCCAACAAATACGGAATGCGTTCTGTGAAATATCTCCTTGATAACGGTGTTGATTCTTCAAGAATTACCATCTATATGAAGGAATCTGACGTTTCTGAACTTGATGGGACCGCCTCGGAATGTATCATCGTGAAAATAAAAGATGAGAAATACAATGATGATTTTATAGCCGGGCAAATTCAAAGATGTTCGTTCGAGGATATCGCCTATGTTTCGCAGGAAGCCATTTCGGAAATCGCAAAGATATCAAAGTCCGCCAGCATCATCCTTAGGCGCAGAATGTCATAATTATTTGAAGTTTCAGGCTATTTATAGTAAAATATAAAGACAATGCCTTGCGAAAACTATAACTTTGATTACGAGCCGTCCGGGGCTTACATTGACATTAATCAGGAATGTTTTTCTTTTGACGCACCGATTGACGTTGAAAGACATTTGAAAGACCCTGTTACATTTAGAGCACAAACATATTACAGGACAAATTTTGTCACACCTAACATGTGCTGCTGTGGAGGCAAACCAGAACCTGGCCCTGGTCCGTGCCCTCCGCCTGTGCCACCGGGACCTTGCCCTCCTCCGGAACCAGAACCATGTCCAGAGCCTGACATTCCGGAAGGATGCTTTGAGGGTGTTTATTGCAACAACGTACTTTACCAGACAATTGCAGAAGCCATTGAGGATAATCCTTGTGCTGATGAACTTATTGTTGGGTGCGGAGTTTACGTACTTCCTTTGACGTTGGTTGATAACGTCTGCATCAAGGGTCGTGGTGCTGAATTTACCTATTTGAGCACCGAACCTGGGCAGAAAATTATAAATAACGACGTATCAATCATGGACGTGACGTTCGTAGCATGCAGCAAAGAACGCTCAGCAGAACCAGGACTTATGATTGAGGCAGCTAATTTCTTCCTTAAAGACAGTGTTTTCCAGTATGACGAAAGACGACAGATAGACCTTTATATAACAAGTGTCAGCACGAGGGTTTCTGCCATCAACTGTAGTTTTGCCGCTTCTGCGAACTACGGTATAAAGAGTGGACATTTTGAGGGTGTTCTCAGCCTTACGAGTTGTCAATTCAACAATCCTGTTGCGATTGAAATTCTTTCATCCCAGGAATGCGAACTTCGTGCCGTTGCATGTAAATTTATCGGACAGGTAAACTACGAATGTCGTTCAGCAGAATTCAACGGTTGCGAATTCCTTATCGGTAAATGGAAGAAGATAAACATTGAGCCGAAATGTGATACTGAATTTGTAAGTTGCACATTCGATGACCAGACTAAGACCGGATGGGTTGATGCAAGTAGAAAAATGCAGCCTATCGTCGGCATGCATGTGGGTTGTGGAAAAACAGGGGTAACGTACAAAATTAACAGTTGCGTTTTGACGAGTGGCGATGGTGCTAACAAGACTGTGGTATTCCTCTCCGAAGGTAGTGACAAGGAGCCAGGACACATTTTCCTCAACGGTATTGAACAAAATATTGATAAGGCAAACTGGGGTAAGTTTTAATGAAAAAAACAATATACATAAATGAGGCGATGTTCAATGAACTGACGAAGCCGAAGAAGAAAAGCCACCTCAATCCAGATAAATGGTATGAGGATAAGGCTGACTTCTCCATATCATCTTCTGAAGGCGACCTCGGATATGCTCATGTGGTAGGTGATGCTGGTGCTGGCGGCATGATGTGTGAAGATGCGTTCGACTCTGATATCCACAAGTACATTGAATCGTATCTTGACTTTCTTGAGAGAAACGACTACAAGATAAATCCAAGACCAGCGATAGAACTCAATGCAGAGGAACAGGACGGGATGAATATCAGGACAGGATATTATGACCCGGACGAACGCAAGGTTGTGGTTTTTATAAACGGTCGTCATATAAAGGATATTCTCCGTAGTTTTGCACATGAGATGGTGCACCACATGCAGAACCTACGTGACGAACATATGGATTGGGGGCATGGCGGTGACCTTGCTGATGACGACAAACTCCGTGAACTTGAAGGAGAGGCTTACCATGTTGGAAATGTCCTGTTCAGGGAATGGACTGAAGAACTCAAAAAAACTCAGAAACTTGATGAATCAATAAACTGGGTTGAAAAACTTAAATCGCTGAAAGCAAGGCGTGACCCGGATAACATAGAAAACTGGAATGAACTCAATGAGGCGACGGAAAGCGATGTCGACCTTTCATCCTTTAAAATACAGAATGAATTGAACCCTAAAATCTGGGTTAATGACCTCATGGACTCCAGGGTCAGGCTGAAACTTATGGACATTGCACAAGATTTCATTGAATTCCTTGATGTCACTTGGGTTAAGCCTGAGGATACGATTGTAGTAGGCTCCATTGCAAACTACAACTGGTCAAGATATTCTGACATTGACCTCCATATTGTTATTGATTACAGCAAAGTCGACGACCGTAAGAAATTCGTCGAAAACTATTTCCAGTCAAAGAAGAAGGAGTGGAACGATACTCATGACGAAATAAACATTTTCGGACACCCGGTTGAACTGTACGTACAAGATAAGGATGCTGATAATGCATCTTCCGCTGTGTATTCCCTTGACAAGAATAAATGGATTAAGAAGCCAGAAAAATCAACGTTTACTAAGAAAGATATTGATTCGCAGACAATTAAGAAAAAGGCTTCAAGTATAATGACAGACATTGAAAACCTGGAAAAGAAGGGAAGTGCGGCTGATGGAAATGAGTATAAAAATAGAAAGGTGTTCGATGACACGACGGACTTGATTGACGACATCACGTTGAAGAGGAAGACCAGCCTATCCAAGACAAAGGATGAAATGAACACCGACAACCTCGTTTTCAAAGTCTTGAGAAGGAACGGCTATCTCGATAAGCTTTTTAATCTCAGAGACAAAACATATGATAAAATGAATTCGATTGAATAAAGTTTTGTATTCGTTTGACTATTTATAAGAAAAAATATTGAAGATTATGGCAAATTTCTACGATGACCAATTGGATTATATGAGGCATCTTATGGATTACGGAATGAAGAACGAATCCAAGAAGCCCCAGTATACTTCCGTCATGAATATGAAAGAGGGTGCTGACGGACGTGTTTACGGTATTGTAGCCGAAGGTACCAAGTATTATGTGAAGTCCTGCCCAAAGGGTAAGGAAAATCTCTCTGAATCGTTTGATTACATCGGTGGTTTCCTTAATAGAAAGGGCTGCGCATATTCCTCTTATGCAGATGCGGTCAAGGATATGGATATGAGACTTATGTCTCTCAATGAAGACCACGGAAAACGTGTTCCTATCAACGAGATGAAGCGTTCCGCTGATTTTATGGACGCTGGAATGGTTGAAATGCAGGAGTCCATTGCACGTCACCGCCAAATTCTTGAAAACATTGATACTATCTACCAGGGTGGAAAGGGTAAAATCGGTGACAGAAACATCGGTGTACCTGAGGCACCTAAAACACAGGAATTCAATGCTAAGGTAGGCGACCCGTTCGAAGATTCCGCAAAGTACGAGGAAAATCGTGACAATAAGGAAAACGCAAAGGACCACGAAAAACAGGGCGACCCTTACGAGGACGAGGCTGAATACAAAGAGAATACAGATAACATCCAGAAGCAGGATTCAAACATTCCTGGCGATACCTATACAAAGAAGGCTGAATACGTACCTGACAATGCTGTTGCTGCAATGCATCCCGGTAAGGTTGTTAGAGTTAACGAAGCATATGGCGACCATCACGACCCTGAGTGGACAGAGGATGTTCCAGAAGGTCCATACGACAGCCAGTTTGATTTGGATGCTGATAAAGCCCTTGATAACATGGGAGAAGGTCTTGACACTGAGGAAAATCACTTCCCGGAGGAAAACCCTGATTTGACAGCCACTGAGGTGGGCGAACTTGGTGACTCCGCTGGCGACCTTTCACCTGAAGATTTGGAAGGCGGAATGCCGGTTGATAATGACCTTGAAGGTGATGAGTTTCTTGCACAATTCAACGACGACCCTGATGAGGAACTTGACGCTATGTCAAAACCAACAGAGGATGGTGAAATGCCGGATATTGAAGATTTAAAACCTTCTGATGGTGTATCCAACCCAGACCTCAGGGATTTTGACCCGAACGCAAGCCACCTCGCAGGAAATGACGAGGAGATTGCCGGAATTGACGATATGAGTGGTGTTGACAGAAATAACCTTTCAGCAGAAGTTATTGATGATGTTGTTAGTGAGATTGTCAACAGGTTCTCAAGAGGCAAGAAGATGAGTATGATTTCAGAGTCGGTTGCCAAGTCAATCCTCTCAGAAATGTTTGATGAAAAGGGTGACGCTAAGAAAGAAAGAGAGTATTATCATGACGACGACTTCATGTATGGTGTTCCTGAGAGGCAGACTGCTGACAGCGATTTCAAATCACCATCACCTCTTTCACAGTATATGGACAAGGGTTCAAGAAGACCTAATGTCAGCAAGAATGGAACCCTCGACCCAAGAAAGGGCGCTCCTTCTTATGTAAATCCTGACCAGGTTGACTATGACCCAGATAGTGATTATTATCTCCAGAACAAATACGAACTTGGACTTAACGACGACCCTGAGGCTGACTACACTGAGAGTGGCGCTTGGAAGGCTACCGACGAGAAGGCAAGAAAGTACGCTACCGCACGTGTTGCTAAGGCACAGAAGGAACTTGAAATGATTGGTAGTGAGACAAATATCGACACAACAAAGGCTGTTGATACTTTCCGTCATGCACTCTATACACTCCAAAATGCTAAGAACAACCTCGCAATCATGATTGGCGTACATCCTGAAATGATTGAGAAGTTCCTGAGTGGAAATAACATTCCTTTCAGAAATGTTATGGGTAACGATGATAATGGTAACCTCTTTGGATATAAGGATGCAAAGGACACTCCTAAGTGCATCATTACACCTGATGGCGAACGTCCTTTGAATACTGACATGAATAGTGATGATGAGGAAGAAAATGTAAATTATGTTGTTGGACCGAGCCTTATTGCAATGGGATTCCCAGAGATGTCAACACCTGAACTTAGGGAACTCGTCAATGACCTCATGACTTGGGACGATAATTATGGTGCAATGCTTGAGGAAGAAGAAAACACAATGCGTAGCATGATTAAGTACATCCAGGGTCTTGGTTATAGTGAGGATGCAAAATATGCAAGAACACTCAACAACGTTGTTACTGAGTGGGTATCGCTTCTCGAAGACATCGCAGGTCTCCAGTCATTTGCCGCACTCCCTATGGAGGTCCTCAACAAGCGTGAAGAGGCTGCGAATATGAGAAAGAAAATAGGAAATAATATCAGTGGTGGATATGAGGAATATGACGGAAGTTCAATCTTCGGCGGTAGAAGGAGTCTCCGTGAGGACACCACAGTACTCCACAACTTCGGTGACCACCCAGGGTACAGGAAGAAACCTATGACCACACCAGCAAACACGGAAGTTGCTCCAAATGGTGCCCGTGACTGGAATGATGAGTCAGCAAAGGGTGAGGAACCATTCGGAAAACAAATAGGGTCAAGTGCTCCATATACCGACCTTGTTGATACGATAACAAAAGAAGTTCTTAAGCACTTAAAGGGTGGTCAGAACTAATTGAATAATCAGCCCACCAATTGAAAAGTTGGTGGGTTTTATTTTTATAGGCAGATTATGAAAGTTAAAGAAGAAGTGACAAAACTGAATGTTTTCGGAAAGCACCCAGGGTATAGGAAAAAGCCGATGACACACCCGAGCAACGTTGAGGTGAATCCTAACGGGGCAAGGGATTGGAATGACGATTCCGCAAAGGGAGAGGAACCTTTCGGAAAACAGATTGGTTCCAGTGCCCCATATACGGACAAGATTGTCAATATGCTTACTGATATGGCTTTCAACAGAGTGAAAAAAGTAATCAGCGAGGATGTTGACGAGAAGACATTCCTCAGGCTTCCAGAACAGCCAGCACCCGCTAACGACCAAAGCATGGCTATGCAGCCGGAGGCGATGGCTGGTCCGGAAGGAGTCGCTGATACCGGTTCAATGCCAGGAGACCCTACGATGCAGGACCCTAACATGATGGGCGGAGACCCGAATATGATGGCAGGCGACCAGGGAATGGATGACCCTAATGCTGCTGGAGATGACCAGTTCGGAGGAAATTTTGACGCTGGTGTTGAGGCTGATGAGGATACTGACCCAGAGAATTTCATACAACAACTTACTGGGAAACTTTCTCAATCACTTAAAGACTATGATGAACAGAATCCTGGCAACCTTGACCTTGACAAATATGTTATCGGTATGATTGTAAAACAGGCAGTCAAGGGAATGGATGAAGGCGAGAGAAAGAAGGTCATCAAGAAAATCAAAGAGACACCGCTTCCGAGTGACGACCAGATGGAAGACACATCAACAGAAGGAGTTGAGAGCGACCCGGCACTTGATGGTGATATGGGTGGGGAAGAACAGCAAACCGCACCGGATACTGGTGGTCAGGAGGTTCCGCAGATGAATGAAATTCACTCTCTTAAACTCACAAAGAAACAATTCAAAAAACTTTGTGAGGCAATAAACAACACAGAAGACGATGATTCAAGGCGTGATTCGGATTATTCGAAATATGTGAAACCAAATAAGAGAACCTATCCGTTTATCCCTCCACAATTTAAATAAAACGACTATATTAATAATATGAAAAGAACAGTAAAACTTACAACTGAGCAGATAGACATGATGATGTCAGAGGGTATTGTCTATGATGTTGGCAATGTTAAAGAAAACCCAAGAATGCTTTCTGTTGCGCAGAATAATAATGGCTATATCGGGATAGGCTCTTTCCATAACGGGAGCAATTCCGACGAACCTGTCAATGTTACTACTGATGTTGACAAAGCCGGAGAAACCGCTGCAGAAGTACGCTCACAGGGAATCAATGCTAATATAGTTGTACCAGCAAACGGAACTGATTCCGGAGAACTTTCACAGGCACAGACAGATACGAAGAACGCTGGTGCCGACAGTGTGAAGGAATCAAGGTTCAGCAAAAAGGACATTATGGAGATGAGGCGTAAATACCTTAGTGAAAACACAACAACGTATGCCAAAAAAGATTTTTATAACAGAGGAAATGGCAGATAAACTCTTCAATCACAATGATGTGAATGAAGAATTAGCCAGTAAACTTGATAACCACGAGACTTTTTTCGGGGATAATCCGATATTTCCTCCAACCGAAGGTCTTTCATTCGAACACATGCTCGCAATGAGGGGATATGACGCAGCAAGAGATTCTGCCGATGAAGATATCCTGGAACTTCCGTTGAACGAGAAAAAGATACTCCTTCAAAATATTACCGTAAAATGCCAGGAACTTGAGGAGAAGAACAGTAGGGCACTTGAAAAACTTTGTTTCAATATTGTGAACAAAATGTTCGCCATCCCAAACGGGGCAATAACGTTCAAATGTCACTTGACAAAGGAAGTGTCTTCACATGAAAGGAATCTCAGGGCTAAGCCGGAAGACTCCCCTGGAATGGAGTACGATTCTGTAAGTGAAATGAAAAACCTTCGTAACGAAGTAAACAAGAGACAGATTATAAACGCCCTGACAATGGGTGCGGCTTTACAGTATTCAAACCTCCCGAAACGTTTTATCGGGGATGTCTATGAAATTGACTCGGAGTTGCCTAAACTTTACAAACAGTATTCTCTGTTGAATTCACTGATTTTGTACGAAGATACCGCACATAAGATTGATGAACACAACAAATACCAGGCTGGTATGGTAAATGTAAGAATTTCTGGCCCGGGAAAACGACCTCTTATAGAATCATACGGAACTGTATTCCCTGTGATGCTATGCGAATCAATCCGTGGCTTTATGGAATTGTTCTCCACACACGGTCTTCCAGAAAAAAAGGAATTAGCCGAATACATCATGAAAAAAACGGACTGCGTAGAAGGAGAAATGTGGAATATGATTCTTGGTCCTGAGATGTGGAACATTTTCTCCGAATCAGTCGGTGACCTGGATATAAAATACCTTCCGTTGTTATTCACCAGATTAAGCGAACTCAATGCCGATGACTTTACTGAAATAATGCAGGAAGTCCTCGGAAAAACAAGAATCGGAAGGGATATGATGAAAGAATTTGTGGAAAATGTGGTTGATGAAATCGATTACGAGGACTTTGAGGATTCATTAGGCATGAAAAATCTTCAAAAAAATATGATTTCAGATGAATATCTTACACCAGAAGAATTGGACCTTATATAATATTTATTAAAGAAACACTTGTTGAAATGCAGTTAGTTGAGATAAAGAAAAACAATACGGGAACCGGACTTCTTATAGAGAATGACGGATATATCTCTATGGAAAGTGGGGACAACAAGAAACTTTATGAGTCCATTAAATTGAATGAGGATGTTGACGGAGGTTGGAACGTTCCAAGACCGTTTATTGTAAGTGCGGTATTTCAGAAGTTTGATATAGAGAACGCCAACGGAAGAATTTACCCGGAAGCAGTTCTTAAAACCCAGGTGGAAAAATACATGGAGAAAATCCGTGACAGGAGAGGATACGGTGAAACAAACCACCCAGAGGATTCAAGCATTAACCTTTCCAGGATTGGTATGAATATCATTGAGTTGCATTGGGAAGGACATACTCTTGTAGGAAAAATAGAAATACCTGTTACGGAAGGATTCAGAAAATTGGGCATCGTCTCAACCACAGCGGATGAAGTTGCAAACCTTCTTATGAATAATTTGAAGATAGGCGTTTCATCAAGAGGTGTCGGCTCCGTTGAACAGAGGTACGGGAAATATATGGTTGGTGATGATTATGAGCTTATCTGCTGGGATGTAGTTAGCGACCCGAGTACACCGAATGCCTGGATATCAACTAACGAAGAAGAATTACAGCAGTATGTCGAGTCTAAGGCACCTGAAAAAAATACACTTTTGGAAAAGTTGAATAGATTTGATGGATGGCTTTTGAAATAAGCCTGTAAAATGGCAAAATATAACCGATTAAAACCTATATTTTTATGAACTATATGTTTTTTTTCGTTTATGTTTTATATTTATTGTAAAAATAAGGTTAAATAAATTTTCGATTATGAACGAAAAAACAAATAAATCTGTTTTGGACCCAGAGATGCTTTCCGAAGCATTGAAGGCACAGACAAAAGATACTATCGAAGTCATTCTTGAAAATGCGGTTAAATCTTATCTTAGAGAAGCCGCTGACGAGGACTTAGAGGATGATGCTGATAAGGTCGACCCAACCGCTCCAGAGGGAGACGATGTACCTACCGTTGACGAGGTTCCGGCTGATGGAGAAGCTGAAGTAGCAGACGCTGCTCCAGCAGAAGAGCCAGCAGCAGAGCCTGACGGTGCCGCTGAAGAGCCTGTTGAAGGTGATGGCGATGAATGGTCAAACTTTGATGATTACAAGGTTGGCGATGGCGAGTATGACATGACCGGCGTGGAAGACCCTAAGCAACTTGCTAAGGTTTGGAAACTCATGAAAGACGGTGACGAGGTTGTCGTTAAACAGCAGGACGACAAATTGAACATCAAGGATAATGAGTCAGGCGCTGAGTATCTTGTAACCCTTGACGGGGAAAATGAAACAGAAGATGAGGAACCTGTTTTTGAAATAACTTTTAACAACAAGCCGATTATGAATGAAGAGAATCTTGGTTACACTGACAGTTACCAGAACAAAGACGTTGTTGTAGGCAAAGAACCTTATGATGCCGCAACACCTAACAAGACCAACAATTGGGATGCTGGTGCTCCTGATGGAAAGAATAAGCCTTGGGCAGGACCTTCAAAGAAAGAAGGTAAACCTTACGTAGGCGAAGTTAATGAAGAAGGACTCGAAGGTGGCGACCTCTTTGAAATTACCTTTGATGAGTGCGGTGATATGCCTGTAGACGGACCTATGGAAGAAGGCGCAACATTCCCTGATGAAAATTCTATGAGGCTTAATCCTGGAAACGAAGTTCATGATGAACCACATCGTCGTCGCCATAACAATAAGGAAGGCGACATGAGTGATGGTACTGCAATGAACGAGAGTATCCAGAAGAAACTTGAAAAGATTGAAGAAGAAAACAAGGTTCTTAAATCTTCACTCGTTAAGTTCAGAAAGGCTCTCAACGAAGCCGTTTTGACTAACTACAACATTGGTAACTTTGTAAACCTCATTATTGAAAACTCTACTACAAAGCAGGAGAAGATTGATATCCTCAAGAGATTCAGCAACGAGGCAAAGACCAAGGACCAGAGCAAGGCTCTTTATGAGTCAATCAACAAACAGCTCAAGTCAGTCAAGAAAGGTGGCGTTGCAATTGATAAGCCAATGAATATTAACGAATCTGCTGTAAAGAATATCAATGAGAGCACTATTTATAAAAATGATGACGAGGCCATCAGTTATGCTCTCGACATGATTCAGAGAATGAACAATCTCTAATCACAAAATAAAATAACGAAAAGTAATAATTAAGAATATGAAAAACAGTATTTTAACATCTGGTAAGCTTGGTAACGTTGCATACGATACCAACAAACTTATCCGTGAGGAAATCCAGAAGCGTTGGGATGGTATCGGCTTTACCGCTGGTCTTGACGGCTATCTCAAAGAGAACATGGCTATCCTCTTCGAGAACGAGGCAAAGCACCTCATGACTGAGGCTACTGCTTCTGATAACAGCGGTTCTTTCGAGACTGTTGTTTTCCCTATCATCCGTCGTACTTTCGCTAAGCTCCTTGCTAACGATATCGTCAGTGTTCAGGCTATGAACCTTCCTATTGGTAAGCTCTTCTTCTTGAAGCCTGTTACCTCCGAGCGTAAGTGGGAAATGGAGAACGGTGATGCAGTCGGTGATGAAATCGTCGGTGGTGAAGTTGGTAAGCACTACGGTCTTATGGGTTACGAGCGTGAGGAGCGTAATGGTTCCGTTGCTCAGTCCAACCGTTACTATCTTCCTGACGAGGTTGTAAACGAGATTGCTTACAGCGTTTTCGACAACCGTGGAAACGTCGTTCTTGACGGTGTTTCTTTCGACGCTGCTAAGGAAGAGGCTGAAAAGGACCCTTCCTATGTCATCAAGCAGGTTTCCCCTCAGGTTACCCAGTACATGAAGAAGACTCTCTATGACCTCTTCTACAACGACTTCCTTTATGACAATTCTAAGGGTAAGATTCACATCAACCTCGGAACTGCTACTCCTGTTGTTTTCAACTTCAAGGGCGAGCTTGTTGACCTTGCTTCCGGTTCCACATTCCCAGTTTATGGTGCTGATGGTTCCGTTCGTAACGTCATCCTTAAGGTTGGTGGTTTCTCCAGCGTAAATCCTGGTAGACTTACTGGTCCTGATGGAAACGAAATGGATACCGAGGAATTCCTCGCATCTCTTAAGGTCATCGCTGCAGAGGACATCCCTGCATCTTCTGGTGACACTTCTTCATTCCGTAAGGGTGAAGGCATCCAGTTCCGTCTCGTTACCCAGCGTTATGGTAAGGGTATGGTAGAGTACGCAGACGTTTGCGACGCTGACGGTCATATCTACATTGAACTTGACCTTGCTAAGCCAGTTCGCAAACAGGGACAGACCATCGATGGTTTCATCGGTGTTGCTCCTGACGCAGTTTCCATGAACTCCTTCAAGATTGCATGGGCACAGTACGATTCTCTCGAACTCGAGACTGAGATGGGTGAGGTTTCCTTCCAGCTCGATTCAGTGACCGTTTCCGTAACCGAGCGTAAGCTTCGTGCTACTTGGTCTCCTGAACTTGCACAGGACGTTTCCGCATTCCACAACATCGATGCTGAGGCTGAACTCACCGCTATCCTCTCCGAGCAGATTGGTGCTGAAATCGACCGTGAGATTCTCCGTGACCTTCGTAAACTTGCTCCTTGGCAGCTCGCTTGGGATTACAATGGTTGGAGAAGGCAGGCTGGTTATTCAACCAACTACACTCAGAAAGACTGGAACCAGACTCTTATCACTAAGATTAACCAGATTTCTGCACAGATTATGAAGGCTACCCTCCGTGGTGGTGTTAACTTCATCGTCGTTTCTGCTGAAATCTCCGCAGTCTTCAATGACCTTGAGTACTTCCACGTAACTGACGCTAACGCAGAGCAGGATTCTTACAACATGGGTATCGAGCGTATTGGTAGCCTCTCCGGACGTTATCAGGTATACGTAGACCCTTATGCACCTCACTGGTCAATGATTCTTGGTCACAAGGGTAAGTCCCTCCTCGACACTGGTTACATCTATGCTCCATACGTACCTATGCAGCTTACTCCTACGATGTACAATCCTTTCAACTTCGCTCCTGTAAAGGGTATCATGACCCGTTACGCTAAGAAGATGGTTAACAATCGCTTCTATGGAGCTGTAAAGGCAACAGGTCTTCAGACCTTTGACATTCGTGAGCTTCGCTAATCTTACCAGATATTTATTGGTAATCAATATGTTAAAAGCCCAGGATTTTCTTGGGCTTTTAATTTTTTATATACTGCATCGATATTTTTTAATGAAAAAACTTTTTATTTGATATTTATTTATGTATATTTGCAAAAATGTTTACATATATGGATAGGGAGACTTTTATTGAACGAGCAAAAAAATGCCATATAAGAGGCAACATAGATTACTCGAAAGTGGTATATAAAAATAATAGGACACCGGTTGAATTATATGATTCAGACCTTCGTGATGATGGTACCCCTTATGGGACGTTCTGGCAAACACCGAACAACCACTTAAAAGGGAGAGAGCATCCGGATAAACGTGGTAAAAATATATCGGCCGGAAAAGTCATGTCTCAGGAAGAGGTAATAGCAAAATTTAGAGAAGTCCATAAAGATGAAAATATGGATTATTCTCAAGTTGTTTATACTGGCATGCACAACAAGGTGAAAATTATCTGTCACGACCTTAAACCAGATGGTACTGAATATGGTGAATTCTGGCAGGAGCCTGTCGTTCATTTGAAGGGTTGCACTCACCCTCAGAAAGCAATTGATAGAAATTCAGAAAATAGGAGGTATACGACGGATGATTTTATTAAAAAAGCGATGCTGGTTCATAAGTCCGACGATTATGATTATTCGCTTGTGGATTATAAGTCTTCAAAAACCAAAGTTAAGATAATCTGTAAAAAATGTGGGTCAAACGGAAAAATGCATGGGGTATTTGAAACTTCTCCAGATTTATTTTTAATGGGAAAGGGATGTCCTAAATGTGGAAATCATATGTCTACTGCCGAAGATGAAATTTGTGAATTCATGGCAAAGATAGTTGGTCCTGGAAAAATCATCCGTAGAAGCCATAAAATTTTGAATGGTGACGAACTTGATATATATGTACCGGATTTCAGACTGGCGATTGAATATGATGGAATACGGTGGCACTCTGAACAATTCAATAAAAACAAAAATTATCATTTAGAGAAAACGTTAAAGTGCCGAGAGGCTGGGATTACTCTTATACACGTGTTTGAAGATGAGTGGATAAAGAATAAAAACTTAGTCCTTGAAAAAATTGGGCACTTTCTGGGTACTATAAAAAAATCTGTTATTGGTGGTAGGAAATGTGTAGTGAGGGAGATTAAATATCAAGAAGCAAAAGATTTCTTAAATAAGTTTCACCTGCAAGGGTTTGCTAAATCTTCTGTTTATTATGGGGCCTTTTATCAGGATACCCTTCTTGGGGTGATGACCTTTACTAAATTTGGAGATGACTGGGAATTGAATCGTTTCTGCACCAATACCAATTATAGTTGCCCGGGGGTTGCATCTAAAATCTTCAAGCAATTCATCAAAGACTATAATCCTGATAGCGTAAAATCGTTTCTCGACCGCAGATGGTGTTTTGATGAGAAAAACAATCTTTATACTAAGTTAGGCTTCAAACAGGATGCAATTTTACCACCAGACTATAGATATACAAATGGTCATGGAGAAAGACTTCATAAATTTGGGTTCAGAAAACAAATACTCCATAAAAAATATGGGCTTCCGCTTGATATGACGGAAAATGAGATGACTGCCAAACTTGGTTATTATAAAATATGGGACTGCGGGCTAATTAGATATATTTGGGAAAATTCAGCGAAATAGCCCAAAAAATCTTGATTTTCGCTGATTTTTGGAAACAAAAATCCCCGGTAGAAATCAATCTATCGGGGATTTATTTATTTAATCAACCACGAGTATGGATTTTGTTCTTTCCCTGAACTATTTCCTGTTATAAATGGCATTGCATATTTCTTCGTAACCTCTACATTTACAACGCCTTTCTTATAATCAACATTAGTTCTTATCTGGTTACCAACAAGGAAGCCTTGCATGTTAGCAGTGTCTGTTTTCTGTGCTCTTTCAATCTTATTGAACGAGAATTCCATAACGAACAAGCCCATGGCCAAACAAGTGATTGTATCATCATGGAAGCCATCCATGTGGTCCATTCTGGCTTGAGTTCCCTTGTAAATCCAGGTATCCAGTTCGTTGATTACCCTCATTGAACGAATCTTGAAACCATTTGTCTTTACAAGGTTAGCAAAACTTGAAAGCATCTGGAAACGTACTGACTGTGTATGGAAACCAGGCATTCTACCATCAGTACCAGTTTTTAATGCAGTAGCCTCCTGTTTCATAAGGTACTTCGAAAGGTTTACGTCATCATAGTAGAGATGGTCTTCATAACCGAGGTTCATAAGTGTAAGGACACAAGCGTCGCCAGTTCCTCCAATACAATCGACGACTGTAAATGCATTTCCATACATTCTACCATATTGATAAGCAATTTCACCAATTTCATCGCCAGTTTTCTTTCCATGGTATTCAGCAACCTGTTCTACTATCGGCATACCGTTTTCATCACGACCATCCATGTCAATAATTTCGATTGCTGTGCGGTCAGCAGCATCACCACGGGAGCAGTCGATAGACATGATATATCTGTGCCCTTCAATTGGAGGCTTCCAGAACCAAGTATCTTCCACAAACGGGTCTTTCAAGTCCTTTAGTGGTTCACGAGCATTAAGTTTCTCCTGCATTTCAATGAATTCCGGAGCAACGACGTTAGCCGCAGAACCGAGGAAAGAAACATCCAACTCCTGTGCAATTTTTTGTGTGTCGTTGTTAAATTGCTGACACATCCTAACGTACCACGGGGAAGTGGCCTCCCATCCGTCTTTTTCAAGTTTTTCCCATCTTTCAGGGTCGTATTTTACATTTCCTTCCTTGTCAAGATACGGTTCTTCCTGTACTGTAATTTCTCCAGTCTCCGGGTCTTTCTTTACCCATTTAAGGAATTTGTTATATCTGGAATCTTGGTACCATCGTAGTTCAACCAATTCGTAATTATTCCAGGTAGAGGAGCCCTTCTGTGATGCAAGTTTGCAGGTCTTATAATACAGTGCATCCTTACCGTTAGGAGTGGAAATCATGATGATATGTCCACCAGTAGAAACCGTAGGAATAGCGGAAGAATAAACGATGTCTCCCTTCTCAATGAACGCAGCCTCATCGAACACGAGATATTGTACTCCTCCAACACCTCGGGAAGCGTGAGGACCGGACGAACGAGCAACAACACGACTATTATTAAAAAATATAAGTTCTTTATCATTGCATTTTTTGAAAAGGTCTCGTTTCTCAGGCGGTTCCATTGGGTTGGTTGTCTTCCCAATTAGTTCGTTGTCCCCCCATAGCCATGCCGGATACTGCATAGAGAAATCCCTGATTTTATTAAGCATCTGTTGTGCGAGGTCCAGGGTATTTCCTATACAAAGAATTGTAATTGGTTCATCTTTTTCAGCAAAAAGAATTTCACCCGATAAAAATGCACCGCATGTTGTTGTTATTCCACTTTGTCTTGGCTTTTTTAGTACGCAGTTACTTCCTTTTGATAAAGTAATACAAAATTCTTGCTGCTTGGGAAACATATGAAACGGAACGTCTTTTGACTGGGTGGCATCGTATGTTTTAAGATAGTTTTGTATTAAATACACCCTTGACTTGTCAGCATAGCATTTGGCGTATTCTTCTTGTATTTGATTATAATCCAGCATTTTTTTTAATCTTTTTTATCTCATTTATTAAAAGGTCTTCGTCTGTGTATACGTTAGAAATATAGTTTTTTGGAATTATGTCTTCTTTTTCATATGTAAAATAAAAAAGATTAACTCCATTCTCGATGCATTTTTTATATTTTCTTTCGTCTCTTTCTTTAGTAATCAAAAAACCGTTATTTCCCCCAAATCTTGCCACAGGAACAAAATGTTGTTTTCCTTGATATTCAATTCCAACATTTAAGTCTTGCAAAAATATATCAATATGCTGCGCCTTTCCATTTTCTTTTAAGAATAACGGCTTATAACTCCTTATAACATCACCAAAAGAGTTTTCAATTAAATCTGCAAGTCTTTTTTCTGAAATATCATTTTTACCACATTCTGGGCAGCCACATCCTTTAAGGTGATGATGAGGCGTTTGCCAGAATTCTCCATGTTCTGGGCAAATTATACACACTTTAGTATCCGTATTTTCATATTTAACTTTTGAATAATCATATTTAAACCCGTGTACAGAAATGGCCTTTTTAATAAAATCATCGGATGACATACCCATAATATTTCTTATACTCTGTTTTGCCTTTCTCCACCTACATTCTGGGCACCCCCTTCCAGTAAGATGGCTATTTGGGGTCTGCCAGAATTCTCCATGCTCTGGGCAGATTATACACACTTTAGTGAACGAATCTATATATTCCACTTTTGAGTAGTTATATCTATTTCCGTGGATAAGTTTTGCTTTATGAATAAAACTTATTTTATCGTCTTTATGGTTTTTTGCACATTTTGGGCACCCTTGTCCTGATAAGTGACAGTTTGGAGTTTGCCAGAATTCTCCATGCTCTGGGCAGATTATACACACCTTTTCATGATTGTTAATATAATTTACTTTTGAATAGTCATATTTTTTACCGTGTATTTTTATTGCATCAAGGATAAATTCTTCGGTAGTTTTTCTTTTCTTTCCCATATAAAACTATTTTATTATAAATATCAAGTTTTTATAAAAAATCTCGCCTTTGTTTTAATTACTTTATTAAAAAGTATGTTTTTTTTTTGGAATATGATAAATAGTTGAACTTCCAGAAAAAACAGGTTAAATACTGCTAACCGTGATATTTATAAAGAAAAGTATACTAATGGCAACAAAAGTAACTCCCGAAATAGAAAGTATGTTCAGGCAATTCAGGTCTCTTTGCGGTGCACCAATTCGCCCTGTACAACTTACAGATGACCAATTGTGCGATATCCTTGATATTGCCAAGGGGGATTATGCTGAAAAAGTACAGAACTGGCTAATCGAACAGAACTGGGCCGGGCTTTACGGAAAAAACGTAACAAACTTGGATTTCGCCTACGCATTGTCAGTCAGAAGCCTCGATATGTCAAAAAGTTTTTCTTATTGGTTCTCAAAACAGGTGGGACTTCAGCAAAACGGACCGTGGGAAATGAAGAAAGACTTCATAACAATTGAAAAAGGAAAGCAGGATTATATAATTCCAGCCGGGCGTGAGGTAAACAGGGTAATGTATGTCAACCCACCGACTTCGCAAGCCGCTCTATTTGCGAATTATGCTGGTATTGATATTGGTTTTGGAGGCGGATATGCACAACTTGGTGGAGGTACATATGGTCCTGTCGGTGGATTCTTTACCGCTCCTGCTGCTGACGTTGCTTATCTTGCGACGGACCTTCAATACAAGAACAGGCTTCTTCGTGGCGACCTTGTTTACAACATGACAGCCGGACCTGACGGTACCCATATTCTTCACCTTTTGTCAACACCAGGTTCAAAGCTTACATTCAACTACATGGGTGGATATGGCGGAATGCTTGGGCTTGTTGGGTGTCAGGTATGGTATTCATATTATGACGCAACTGCCGAAAACGCTGATGAGTGCAGGCTTGCGAACCCAGATGTTATCATATCTCCTGACCAGATTCCTCTTGCGGACCTTGATTTCGCTTTTTTGAACGGTCCTACGAAGACCATAATCAGACAGTTGTTTATAGCAAAGGCAAAAGAAACACTTGGTAATGTTAGAGGTACTTTCAGTGGAAAGGTCATGATTCCGCAGGCTGAACTTACGATGGACTACAATATGTTCATCACCCAGGGGCAGAAGGAATACGATAAGACAATGGAAACCCTTGAAAAGAGGCTGGAGAGGATGATGCCGTGGACACATCTTGAAAACCAGAGAAAGATGCTCGAACAAACGCTTGAACTTCAGAAGGGTACGCCTCTTGGCATTTTTATGATTTAACTTTATTTTTAGTAATCAAAACCTTATATTAAAAAGAAAAGGCTTATGGCTAATAGAACTATATTTCAAACGCTCTCTAAGGTGATTGGTGGCGGTAGCGGAACAATGACTCCTAAACCGATTCCGCCTAAGACAGTGCATACCTATAACATAAACAACGATATACTCTACACAACAAAAAACAAGGCTGATTTTGAGGAGAAGAAACTGCAGGCACAGCAGGAAAAGTTGCTTGCAATGCAGTGGTACAAGGCTGGTGTTGACCTCGCCGCAAGTTCTACGGAAAGCCTTACCAATTTACAGATGATGTACAGGGATGCTGACCTTATGGAAGTCAGTACCCCGGAAATCGGCACGGCACTTGAAATCGTGGCTGAGGAAACCTGCATGATTGGTAATACCGGAAAGATGCTCAACATCTCTTCAAAATCAAATAGGATAAAGGCAATCCTGGAAGACCTTTTCTATAATAGGCTTGACCTTCACGTAATGCTCCCTATGGTTGTTAAGGACACTGCTAAATACGGTAATGAGTTTATGATGCTCAACATTAACGCAGAAGATGGCATTACTGGCTGGAGAAGGCTTCCTGTTTATGAAATGCAGAGGCTTGAAAACGGAATCACAAATCCTTACATGGCAGTCGGAAGTATTACGCAGGTAGGAGAGATTCATCCTGACGAGACAAAGTTCTTGTGGGTCGGAAGAAATGTGAATATTCCTTATCAGAACTGGCAAGTCGCACACTTCCGTCTTATCAACGACTCCACATTCCTTCCTTATGGCTGTAGTTGGCTTCACAAGGCAAGACGTAGTTGGAGGATGCTTACGATGATGGAGGATATGATGCTTATCTATCGTCTCGAACGTAGCATTGAGCGTCGTGTTTTCAAAATATATACTGGTGCTATTGATGATAAGGATGTTCCGGCATACATGCAGCAGGTTGCAAACCAATTCAAAAGGACTCCTATCATTGACCCACAGACAGGGCAGATTGACCTTCGTAAGAACTTTGCATCTGTTGATTCAGATTTCTTTATTCCGTTCAGGAGCGAGGAAACCGCAAGTAAAATTGAGCCACTCGGTTCAGTCCAGAATCCTACGGCAATGGATGATATCGAATACGTAAAACAGCACCTTCTTGCCGCACTTCGTGTTCCTAAGGCATTCCTTAACTTTACAGACCCATCGCAGAACAAGGGACAGAACCTTTCAATCATGGATGTCCGTTTCAGCAGGATGATTAACCGTGTACAACAGGCGGTCCTCATGGAACTCAACAAGATTGCCATGATTCATCTTCTTATTCTCGGTTTCACTGATGAGGTAACGAATTTCACGCTGACGATGAACAATCCGTCCTCTCAGATTGAAATGCAGGAACTTGATGCGCTTTCCAAGAGAGTTTCGGCTGCACAGACACTTCTCCAAGACCCGGGTAACGGTATTCAGATTTATTCATATCACAGGGTTCTTAAAGAAATCCTTCATATGAGCGACACTGAAATTGCTGATAACCTCAATGAAATTCGTCTTGAAAAGGCTCTCGCTGCAGAACTTCAACTCACCCAGCAGGTCATCAAGAAAACTGGAATCTTTGACCCGACAGACAGGATTTATGGAGACCCTCAGGCCAAATACGATTATAGCCAGATGGAAGAAGGAGAAGGCGGACCTGGCGGTGGTGGCGCACCTGGAGGCGGAATGGATATGGGTGGCGGCATAGACGACCTCGGAGGACCTGAAGGAGGAGATGTTGGCGGTGCCGAAGAATCCATGGATATGGGGGGAGCACCTGCTGCAGATGCTGGTGAGCCTGTCGCTGAATCCAGGAAAAAGAAAGAAAATCTTATCACTGAGATTTTAACTTATGGAAAGCCGAAGTATTCATTTTTTGACGAGTACATGAAGAAGATAAACGAAGGTGTTCAGAAAGAAGAAAATTCACTCGGTAGGGTTGAAACAGTTAGTGACAGCTTCATTATAAACGAAGAACTTAACTCAATTGTCGGTGAACTGGATACAATTATATCGGAAGGAAACCTTGAAGATGTCGTGAAACAAGACACTGATAAGACTGACATTGAAAGCATTTTAAAGGATTAAAAACTATTTATAGGAAAAATTATTTATGGAGACTTTAGAAAAGAAAATAGCAAAGATAAACGAAGACTTCGACAAGAAGCAGACTGAGGTGCTCGCAAAACTTGCCGAAGAAAGAGCCATGGCTATTGCAAAAGAAACCGTTGATGATACTGTTAAAAATCTGTCATCAATGTCAATGGGTAACATCATTTCCATTTTTGAAAACATTTCTCCGGTCCTTATCAAAACAAAGGGCGGAAAGGATAAAATCAATGCCTTTGTTTCTATTGTAAAGGAAGACAAAAATATTCACAATTTCTATGTAATCAAAGAAAGTATGAACGGAAACGTAGGAATTGATAACCCGAAAGAGTTTATTAACGAAATGGTTGCGGTTGCAAATGAAACATACGATAAATCTGGATACAAGAAATCGAAGGATAAACTCGTTAAATTCGTATCAGAGGCTATGCTTAGCGTTGCTGCAAACAAAATAAGTGAAAAAGTTAAGGTGGATGAGTCCATTGGAAAGATGTGCGATAACATTGAGACTCTTGTATGCGGGAAGAAGACCATTAAGAACACGGCTGCAAGACTTAAAAGTTTGAATGAGGCTGTCGATTTCCTTTCAATGAAGGAGAACAACAAGTCGAAGGAAGACGTTTTTGAACATTACAAGACAGAGTGTATTAACTCAATCAACGAAGCATGGAAAGGTGCTGATGTCAGTGTAAGAATGAAACTCACAGAAATGAAGGACAGAATTTCGAAAAAAATGTATTCAGAATTGACTGTTGACGATGACATCAAGTACATGAAAGAACTTATTGAAACTGTTAAATAATGAAACTTGTATTAACCGAACAACAGCTAACAACTCTTTTATGCGAGGAGGCTCTTATGGAATCAGTATTTCATAAGGGTATGTCGTTTGGTGAAATAGTGGATGCTGTCAAAAAACTTGGTAAAAAAGGGCTCCTTACTGCAAGTATTATTATGAATATAGTACTTATGTTTAACCTTAACCAGGCACAGAAAATCGCACTGGAAAATATTGCGAAGGTTGAACAGGCTCTCGAAGAAAAGAAATCTTGTAAATTCAATAAAGAAACCGGTAAATGGGAGAAAAATCCTGATGCTTGGTCGGAAGTATCTGGGGATGCCCTTGCTACGGTTTATAACGCCGTTCCCGGACAATGTAACAATGATGTGATTCACACAGCATCCATGTTCAAACTAAACCTTGGTGATGTTCTTTCACAGCGTGTCATTGCAATGGAAAGAACGTATATGAAGGAACTTGGTTTGAAATATGGAGATGTTGTTTATGTTGAAGGAACTGGAAAATGGGATGGACCTTGGCAGATACAGGATACTATGAACAAAAGATTTGCTGGAATGCATAAAATAGATATCCTTGTTCCGAATAGCATAAGAACCGGAAAATGGAACGGTGTGAAAATATCAATTCCAACAAGTGAAAAATTCAAAGAAGACGCAAAATCAATGATGGCTCCAAGCGTATAAAAAATAAACCCCAGGATTTGATTCCCGGGGTTTTCTGTTTTTAGCAATTGAAGAAATCAGGAGCAACAAGCGGAGTATTGTACTTGTCCCTCTGGAATTTGATTTTGAGAGGGTCTGGAAGTGCAAAAAACTTGAATCCAGCCTGTTTGTTGAAATCTTCGAACTTCCCGTTACATCTGTAGTGGAAGAAGTTCCATGTTCTTAAGTTCTCTTTCATAGCTATGTTTTGTTTTTTGTTATTACTTAATATAAATATAAAGGTCCTCCGAAATGGGTGCTACCATCAATCCAGACGGGTATTCAACTCCATACTGAGTGAGGTCTTCAAGGAAATCGATGTTGAACCACCCTTTGAATTTTCCAATTTCGTTGGTATCCCTTTTCTTCCATTTATACTGGATGATGTACTTTTCTTCACACCCGCCATCTTCTGCAAGAACCACTTCGCATGGTGCTTTAGAAATTTTCAATATATCGGTGTCAACGTTCTTCATGGAAAATGTGACAACCGCATTCTGTATTGCTTCATGAAACTTCCAGAATGAATAGCGGCCGTCGTTTATTACCTCCATCCGAAGTGCTGGTAAAACGCTATTTTTGTTCAAAAAGAAAGTTTGTTCCATATTGTTTACTTTTTTAGTGAAAATCTCTATTATTTTAATAGTTATTACTATTTATAAATAAATACTTAAGTAATGAAAAAGATAACACAGAATGACTTTGAAAAACGGTGTATTGAAATATATGGAAATAGGTATTCATTCGATAAAACTGTTTATAAAAATTATAAAACAAAAGTAACTGTTTATGACAATAAAACAAGTGAATACATAGATTTTTATCCTGGTGATTTATTAAGCGGAAAGGTAAAAGGTAAAAACAAGAGGTTTACAACAGAAAACGTAATAAAGGAGTCGAAGGCCATTTTTGGGGAAAATAATTATGATTATAGTAAGACTATTTGTAAATCGTCAATGGATACAATCACTATTACTTGTAAACATCATGGAGACTTCACAAAAAAAGCATACGTACATATTGATATGAGACAGGGGTGCCCCTTATGTTCGAGAAATTACAGGACCAAAGATGAGTTAATATCAATAGCAAAAAACATATATGGAGATGTATACGATTATTCTCTTGTTACTGATGCAGGTGTACATGACACAATTAAAATCATTTGTAAAAAGCATGGTGTTTTTGAAAAACAAGTGTATGATTTTTTAACAAGAAAAAGTGGATGTCCAAAATGTTCCATAGAAAAATCATACAAAAGCGTAAAAGATTTTGTAACAGATTCAAATCTTGATGAAAGGGGAATTTTAATAATTGGAGATTATAAAAATGCGTCAACTAAAACGCTTTTCAAGTGTAATAAATGTGGATATGTATGGGAATCTTTGCCATCAAAAATACAATGCGGACGTGGGTGCCCAAAGTGCGGGGGGCGTATTAAACCAACATTAGATGAATTTATAGAAAGGTCAAGAATAAAGCATGGGAAAAAATATGATTACCAATTAGTAGATATGAATGATGCAACAAATGCAAACAACTATCATGTGAATATTGTTTGCAAAAAGCACGGCGTATTCAGCCAATCAATATATCAGCATATGAATGGGGTTGGGTGCCCTATTTGTAAGGAAAGCAAAATGGAAATGGAAATAAGGAAACTTTTAGATGATAGAAAAATAAAATTTGAAATGTATTGGAAAAATGATGGAATGAAAAATACACTTCCTCTTTCATTGGATTTCTTTTTACCAGAATACAACACTGCCATTGAATGCCAAGGGAATTTTCATTTTAATATAATAAACGCCCTTGGTGGTGAATCGGCTTTTGAAAAACAACGAGAAAATGATTTAATTAAAAATAGATTTTGCAAAGAAAATGGCATTAAATTGTTATATTATACGGATTTAGATTATGATAATTTTTTAGGAGAAAAATTATTCAAAAATAAAGAAGAATTGTTAGAAGAAATCGTACGTACGTAAAATTACTTCCGTTTTTCGTGGATAGTAAACCCCCTTTCATATATCTTGTTTTTAAACTCGTCAAGCACATCATTGATTCCGGGCGACATTGTATCACGTATTTTATCCATGCTCTTGCACACGGGATTTGTAAAATTTTGGGAAAAGAACAACTGGAAGAATAAATAGGTGTTTTTGCCGTATTTCAGTCCGTTTTTAGGAACTTCGAGGTTTGAGATGAAGGTTTTATTAAGGAACTTATTTCCCGCTGTATAACGTTTCAAGATAGATTTCAAATCCTTGTCCAACGCATCTATCAGCTCTCCATATTCATCCATTTCTTCGGTCGGGCTGATGTACGTTTTTCCTGATACATAAATTGAAATCGGGTTTAATCTATTTACGGAACCGATACTTGATTTAAAAGTATCATTATTTAATTTTTTTTCTACATTTAACCTTTTAGCCATAGTTTTTTGTTTTCAATATAAACATTTTTGTTAAAAAGTCAAATCCGTATAAAAAACGAAAGGGAAACCGAAGTTTCCCTTTCTCCACATAGGCTCAGACCTCATTTTTGAGATTTAACCAAATAAATATTTTTGTGGGCTCGTCGCTTTATCGAAAGCATCAGAGTCAATGTGTTTGCATTTTTACATTCTTTCTTCAACCAAGTTTAATCCCAAAGTTTTAGTATTTTACTGATGAGCGGATTTCTAACAACGTCTTCGTCAGTGAATTCAATGGAACCAACTTCTTCCAGTTCGGAAAGGTGCTCATACGCATACATCATACCGGAACTGCCTTCTGACTTTATATCTTTTCTGTCACACTGCTTCTCGCTACCGAGTATGAAATATCTTGTATTCTCCCCGATTCTGGTGAGTAGAAGCAACATCTCGCTCTTATTGAAGTTTTCACCTTCGTCAATGATAACGATTGAATTATCATATGTGGTTCCTCTGGCGTAGTTCATAAGTTTTATAACCACACGTTCTTCTTTTAGTAAGTTTTTAGCAACTTCTTCTGGGTTGAAATTGCCGCCGGTCCGGAGAATCTTTGTAATGGTGTCCCTCATGTTTTCCATGTAGGGGGCTATCTTCTCTTCCGCAGTACCAGGGAGAAGGCCAATTCTTGTTGCGGCGCTTCCTGCTTCCGTGGTGGGGGTTATGAAGACGATTTTTTCACAAAGACCGTCTCTCAGTTCGCTTAATGCTTCGCTCATCGCCACATAAGTTTTACCGGCTCCGGCACTTCCAACACCAAAAACAATTTCTTTGCTTCTATCTCTTAATATGTTAAAGAACTCTTTTTGTTTTACACTTTTGCACTTCAATTTAACCTTAAAGTCGAGGTGTTTTTCCTTTGGAATGCTGTTGTTCTGCGTTCCAGGGAACGGCTCCTCTACCGCAATGGTTTTCTTTTTCGCCATCTATTCTTTCTTTGAGCTTGTTATTGTTCCGCTTGTCATCGGTTGGCCAACTCTAACTCGCTTCTACTATAAATATCAAACTAACTACAAAATTTTTGGCTTAACTAACTTTTTGTACATGCCCAATAATTTTAAAACCGTAAGATATTTATAGTAAATGAGGTTTCAAAATGAAAATTCACACATTTTTAGATAAGTGCTGCACTATATTGAAAGGGTCACATTCAAACATGGGATTGAACCCGGTGGCTGAGATTAACATGGGTCTTCAAACCACCAGGGCTCTTGTGCATTTCAATGTGGACCACCTAAAAGAACTCGTTGATGATAAGACAATTGCGGATATCTCGAAAGTAAAACATACATTGAAGTTAACGAACTGTTCATCCGTCAATATAAATGATAATCAGAAAGTTTATGCTGGCGCTTCAACAATGCAGGGGAAAACAAGAGCCGCTTCCGTAGATGTGATTCTGTTCATAGTTCCAAAGGATTGGGATGAAGGTAAGGGATTCAACTATGATGATACGTTCTGGTTCTCCGGTAGAAAATTCGTCAGCGTTCTTGGGTGCAATTGGTACAACGGAGAGACTAACAAGCCGTGGTTTGACGAAGAATCTGAGGACGAGGCGCTTGGTTATGGTCCAGGCATTTATAATAACACATACCTTTACAACGAGTATAAAAAATACTTGAACGGCGAAGGGTCTGATATTATAATCGCATCGCAACATTTCGATTACGGAGCAGAAAACTTTGAATTTGATATTACGGACTACGTTAACAAAATAATTGCTGGAGAGATACAGAATCATGGCCTTGCTCTGGCGTTTTCTCCAGATTACGAGCAGTATGATTATGCGTCTTACAAAATCCATACACCGGAGGAGCACTTCAAGGCTTGTGAAGTAACAGGAGTAATACCACAGTATTATATTGGGTTCTTTACAAATCATACGAACCTATTTTTTGAGCCTTATGTTGAGACTGACTACTATGAATATATCAACGACGACCGTCAGAAATTCTTTAAAGGAAAGGAAAACAGACTTTATTTGTATTGCAATGCTGGAAGCGAATTGACAAATCTTGACGAAATACCTGTCTGTACAATAGAAGGCGTTGAATATCCTGTTACGCAGGCAACAAAAGGCGTTTATTACGCAACAGTGAAAATAACTGATGTTGAAGATGACACAATTCTTACCGATGTCTGGTCAAATATCAAATTGAATGGTGAAAACCTTGACGATATTGAAATGGAATTCACAGTTCTAAAAAGAAATACGTTTTTCACTATAGGTAATAACATTGGAGAGAGGTATGACCTTGTTCCTCAACTTTCAGGAATCAATGATGCTGAAAAAATACATATCGGTGATGTAAGACGTGTTGATGTTGATTTCCGTATCCCGTATACAACGAATCAAAAAGCGGTCTTCGACTCTGCTGAGTACAGGGTTTATGTCAAGGATGCTAATAGGCAGGTTGATGTATATGATTACCAACCGCTTGAAAGTGCGTTTTTACAGAATTATTTCATTATTGATTCCAACGAGATGGTACCTGGTGATTATTTCGTTGATATGAGAGTGAAAACAGGGCTTAACGTGAAGTATTATCGTGAAATTACAAGATTTACAATAGCGAGCAACGTAACTGACTACTTCGTATAAAAAAAACCGTGGGGATGTCCTCACGGTTTTTGTTTTTCAAAAATTAATTTATCCTGATTGTTGTACTTAACATACTTTCAAGATTGTAGTTTGCAAGTGCGTTATATGTAATATCTTTGCACGGTGTCTGTCCCCTTCCTACCCATGGGTGGGTGTGTGATTGGAATGCAGTGATGAATATTCTCAAGAATTCAATAAGTTTATCGCCAAACGGGAGCTGATGCGCTTCTGTTATGAATCTTGAAACCTCTTCATCGTTTATCAATTCATCAGGGTCATTCGCATTGAACTTGTCCCTCGCATCCGTACCAATGAGATTTATTTTATCAGCAACAACGTTAATAACACTTTCATATCTCGGACCGTCGTAAAATAAGTTTCTCTCATCGTAATCTCTCATATGCTTCATTTTAATAAATGCTGGATGGACACTATTAAATGCAAATTTCGTCTTGTCAAACGCATCTGTCTTCTTGACCCCGCACCTGATTCTGATATCGTCATCTTTCAAAATAATATCGCTGTCCTTCCTTCCAAGTATAGCAACATCTTCATTATCCGGGATAGTTCCTTTAACAATAGGGTCTGTCTCCGGGTCTTTATCCGCACCTACCCTGGTACCTTGTAAGACCCTCAACGCACTGTTTTCATTCAGTTCCTCATACATGAATTGTGGCTGCGATATGACCGGACCCAAATAATATCTTCCGGAACGTTCATTATCAAAATCCCGGTTAATAATCATCACAGTTTCGCCTATTTTCGGACGGACGTGCAACATCTTAGGAAGAAGAGGAAAAGCCCATTCCAGCTCCTCATCACTTTTCTTGAGGTCATCATATGGGACTCTTACCTGTATTCTACCTGCATTCGTAGGGTCTATCGTATTTTTAACTATACCAAAACTAATACCGTTTGCCATTACAAATTAACGTTTCTTTTTTTAAGTTCTGCTTCTCCTTTCAAAAATTCAACATTAAGTTCATCAAGTTCATTCACTTTCTCCATGATTTCACTCTTCAATTTTTCAAAGGCGTTTTTAAGATTAAGTTCTTCCCTTATAATCTCAGCCGTACTGAGTTCCTCCCATTTAATCGTTTCCATTATATAAAAATTCCTGGTATTGTTATTGTTGCTTCTCCAACCTGGACCGGTATTTGAACAACACCGTTCTTCGTAAATTCATCTACAGGTCCTTTTGCACATGCATTATATACAAAAGATACCGTCATATTCGGGGTTCCGTCTGTGTTTTCCTCTATCGGGAAGCCAGCAGCGGCCAAATCCTTTATAATATTCTGTGTCATTCTAATTGCAGATACGCCAGGTCTTGCTATCACACCACACTGTATAAGTTTAGGTGGAATGAGTGGAAAAGTGAGGCTTGCCGAAGCCATAACATTATCAAGGCTATCAAGTAAATCAGTAAGTTTCATAAATACCTAATTTAGCAATTATCTTTATCCGGTTCTGATTTTGTTTCAACAATGTCAGCACCGATAACATTGTCTATGTTTCCAATCATCTGCGTCTTCTTAATATAAGGAATAAACAGATTCAATGTACAATTGTTGATGAGTCCAAGGACAATATCCTTATATTTTTCAAGCTGTTCAAGGGCTATTTTAAGAAGGTATATCTCCATGAGTTCTTTTATTCGTTTAAGAACCTCATCAAATAAAAATTTCACGAAGAAATCCACCAGCGACCTGATTACTGGCCACAGCATCTTAAGGAATGCGGACAAGAAATCAAGTGGAGTTTTTGGTAATATACCATTCGCAAATTTGAAATTTATAAGGAATATAAGTATTACCCTCGGGGTAAGTACTGCTTCCAGAAGTTGCATGAGGATGTTTTTTAGCAGTTGAAGGATATTCGTGGAGAATGAATCACCGTCCCAATTCAACTTAGTCCTGATAACATCATCAGTAGCACCGGTAACGGATGCAATAGTCGTAAACGAGTTTTTGATGATTGTTTTCTGTTCCTGTAGCGTAGCCGTGGCGTTAATACTGTCGAGCATCATCATCACATCTTCCGGGTCCTGAGCCACGCCTATGTTAGTGTCACCCTTCTTTACAGTAATTCCCTTTCTTCTCATTTCCGCTTCGTGCAGAAGTTGGTCATACTCGTCATTGGAGAACGTGAAGTAGCAATCGTCAATTTCAGTATCGTCAGCTTCTATTATTTTCGTGAGGATTTTTGAAATCTCACCTTTCGTAATCTCCTCCTCGAGAGAAAGGGTCCCGCTATATGACAAATGAATTCGGTTGTTCATTGCTGAGTTAATGACTGCAGCAACTACCGGTTTCACATAGAAAATCCTGAGGTTGTCAACATAATCCTTATTGAAATCGTATATTGTTCTGTTTCTGGAATATTTGTATTTTCCTTTTTCTTCTTCAGACAACTGGAAGCCGAATATATCCTTTTCGCCATATACTTCCCCTGGGAGTTGTATACACAGACTGTTTGTTCTCTGTATATAATCAACCCTAAAAATCGGTTTCCTTTTTAATATTACCTGTTCCCCCCAGAAATCCTCAGCATCTTCGCCTTCATAAGTCACCATTTCACCTTCCCCGTACTGAGATAAATCCTCTTCTTCAAGATAGTTTTTGAACTTTTTGTTTCTGTCGTCCCAGGTAAGTATTTTCCAGTATTTATCTTCGTTTCTTGAAAGTGGCTCAACCATATTCATCGCATGCCACAGAAATGCATCAAGGTCTCCGGATTTCCAGGTTTCGCTTGGTGTTATTCCGCTTGGAACATCTCCGTAAAAATAGTCAGCCCTTTCGCCGGTTGGTGTTGCTTTTGAAAACAGCCTGTAGAGGTCTATTGAATCTACATTTATGTACATTGGGTTGGTGGCCCAGTGATAATTGTTGCCTTCGTCGACGGTATAAAGCCAGTCATCACCTATTATAGGGCTGTTTGCACAACTTACCAACGTATTTAACGCTGTAAGTAACGCCATCCTGACAACCTTATCGAGGACCCTGATTGTTTGTCCGTAGTTTCTCGTTAGAAAATCAGTGACAAGTTCAACAATTTCGTCATAACTCATTCCAACCATCTGTGCAAGGTTTATGGTTAGGTCAAGAGACGAGTTTATGCCGATGGACGAGACATCATACTTATGTATCTTTATAAGCGAATCAATCCTGTCCATCAACATTTGGGAAACGGCGATGATTGCCATCGTATTCCCAATTCTGTTATTTAACGCCGAACTTAGCATATTAATTTCCTATTGTATAGGTAGTTGGCTTATCGTTATTCAATTCTTTTTTAAGTGCCTCGAAATTGATTGCAGAAGGTTGTTTGACAAACGATTTATCGCTAAGGGTCTCTTCAACACTTCCTTTGTGGTTGACGATTTCGATAAGAAGTTTTGCAATGTCCATTTTTGACCTGATTGCACGGTCTTTATCACCTGAATAATCGTGCATGGCTTTTGCATATTTTGCCTTCTCGTCAATCGTTAAATCTGAAAGTTTCGTGCTTTTTGTAATTTTATTCATTTCCTCCTGGATTTGAGAAATTTGTTCACAAGCCTGGTTGTAGGTCTCTTGCAAAAGTTCTTCAATCTTATCGTTGGAGTTAATGCGTATTTTCATTTTGTTAGCCATAACACTGTGTTTTACAATAAATATCTAAACCTAAATTTTACAAGTTAATCAATCATCAAATCCTTCAGTATGTAATACTCTTTCTTGAATACTGACATGTTATCTCTGAGTTCTTTTGTGGTCATCAACGTTTCTTCCCTTAAAAAGTATAGAACACTGCTCTTCTGCAACTTATTACTTCCATTTGAACACAGGATATCTTCCCAATTTTCAAACAGTTCACACAAAGCGAGTCCTACTTTCTTTTCATTCTCGTTAAGATTCAAACTCTCATCGTCAATCATTTCTTTGATTTTCGTAACAATCTTTTCGACCAGTTCCTCTGCAAGAGTTTTTTCAACCGTCTCAGTTTCTGAGTAATTTATGTCATTCTGGAACCTTTCATATGTATCATCATACGGTTCGTTCCTTTCAATTTTTTTTCTGAACTGGTTAATTTTGTAAATAAGATAGTTTTTACATATCGTACCGTAATAAGAATATGCCTTGTGATGTTTAGATGGGTCGAAGTTAGCCATTTTTGACGACAAGAATGATAGTGTGTCGTTGAATGTTTCCTCGAATTCCTCTTCCGGGACATACAACTTATATCGGCGGATGATTGATTCTATCATTTTTGTGAAAGCCGGTTTCAAAACCGTGTTGAAAATCTCATTTCTTTCATCTACATCGGCTTCCAGATATCTTTTTACTGCTTCTTCTTGTTCCTCATAAAAATAGCCCTTCCTTTCATTTTTTGGTTTTCTTCCTCTTTTGGCCATTGTTGCTAATTTGTAATTTTATTTAATAACAACCGCCAATTTCTACAAATATTTTTGTACTTTCCTTACCTCACCATGAAATAATGGTCTTTCCTGTTTGACGATAAATGGGCGGGGTGCATAAACACAGTCCCGCCCTTTTAATTATTTTGCTAAATTATTTTTTATACTCTCTCTTCCTGTCTTCGTTGAAAAAGTATTCCTGTTTTGCGGTCTCGTACCAGAATTTAGCCTCTTCACCGTCAATAGTCTTAGGAATCATGTCCATAAGGCTTCCAGGTCTCCTAACCGTATGTTTGTATCCTAACTTTGGTATCACATAAGCCTCCTTGTGATTATTTGCAGCCCTCATAAGGAATTCATACCAGAATACAATCTTCAAATTCTTCTTCAACCCGCCGATTTCAAGAAAGTCAGCGACACGGTATACACCACCAGTACAACTGAAATCTGAGAATTCGTTAAGTTCATCAATGCCTATATAGCCAATTGTATCTGAGAATGATGTGGTAAGTGCAATTTCGTTAGCGAATCCAACAGGAACAAGTTCACCACTTGATGCATCGAAAACCTCCGTTAAAGGAAGGAAAAATGGCGTTTCTGGCATCTTTTCGATGTGCTTCTCAACGTTTCTAAACCAGTTAGGATTATACATATCATCAACTTCAAGTACACTAAAATAAGGCGTGTCGCAAGCTTTCACCGCAACGTTTATCTGTGTTTGGAAATCCGTCTCGTTGTTTTCCGCATACTTGAAATTGATTACGTTGTTAAAGGCATCAATTTTATATTTTTCCATAATGTCCTTTGGACCAACGAGAATTACTGGGTATAAAGCCTTTCCATCCTCATCGCAAGGAATACTACCAATAGCCCTCGTGTAGAGTTTCTTAAGGTCATCAGTGTACTCGTAAACTGGTAATATAATGGTAATGTTATTCATTTTTATTCACTTTTTTCATTATTTTTACTTGTTTCAGAAACAACTTTGTCAAGTGCATCCTGGATTTCTTTCTTTCTTGCTGCAAAAAGTTCCTCAGTAAATACTTTTTCAACATCTTCCTTCATAACAGACGTAGTATGCTTTTCTGCAGCCTTTTCCATCTCGTTGTAGAGTTCTTCCGGAACATCGTCCCTCACCCACATTGCAACAAGGTTGGCAATAAGGTCTGGAATCTCATCAAGGTTGTCAACCCAAACAATAGAATTTGAGAGTTCGCCATTGTCCAGCATCCAATCCGGTATATTATCCGGAATCTTGCATATTACAATTGAACCGGTCTTCAACGCTTCAAGTGCTGCGTATCCGAAACTCATGGTATCATCAATAACAATAGTAATTGCAGCGTCACGGAGAGCATCAGCGAAAATCTCTTGTGGTAGATTTGACAATTGTGCGAACGTAACCCATTTCAATTGCGGATACTTCCAGAAGAACGGCTTAACAACCCTCGACGCATCATCACCATTCTTAACAACAAAGTTGACAATCATCTTCTTCGGTTTATCGTTCTTCCTGAACAACGTATCGGAAATCCCGGGGCTAAGAACATGTGTTTTAATCATCGGTAGATTATTCTTAATAAGTTTTTCAGTTGTCTTGGTGTTAACGATGGCATCCGTGATTCCGTACTCATATGGATGAACCCCAACCGGAATAATCTTTGTTATATAATCGAAATTCTGTACGAGCATGACCCTCTTACAAGGAATATCTCTTGTCTGGGACATGATGTCTGTATAAATTTCTGGAATGATGAGAAAATCGCTGGCTGACAGAGTTACCTGTCTGTCACTTACCTTGGAATGTGGTAGTTCGGCGTACTTGCTGTCTGCCCACTGGCTGATTCCAACGAATTCGTTCTCATTATGGAGCATAGTCACATTGTAACCGAGACTATGCAGTTCATAAGCGACTTTATAAATATATAAAAGCGAACCGGACGGCACTCCCTTAGTGTCAATCACATAAAAATATACGTTAAAAGCCTTGTCGTCAAACTTCTTCAACTCCTTTTCTATGCGTTCAACAACATCGCCGGTGTTATTTTTTGTAATTTCGGTAGGCATTTCGCTTTTTGCTTTCATTGTCTTTTTTTCCTTTGCCATTTTTTATTTCATTTCATAAATTATTCCTTCCTTCAACAAGGTATTGAACGCAATGTTGAAACTAAAATCATACATCAACTCATTTTCGAGGTTTCCGAAACTCATCAACTTCTTATCGAGAACTACACTGAGTAAGGTCTTGATAAGGTCATACCTGATAGTATCATTCTGCATGTTTCCTTGTGAGTTTACTTCCCTTATGATTTTTGAGACCTGTACCATGTCACCTTCGTCGGTTTTTTCATATCCTTCGGTGATTTCAGTATCTTTACTTTTCTCGTTATCAGATGTAAGACACTTTTTTGTAAATTTGTCAATATCGACACCCCATTTCCTGCCATCTGGTGTGAAGAAAATCTCCTGCTTTTCTCCTTCATTGTCTTTATTGAACAAGTTTTTCAATATATTCATCTCTACTTAAAAATTCTAACATATTATTATATTCAAAATCAGCCTCACAATCAGCATTGTAATCAGTTTTGATTTTAACTGATTTTTTTCCTTCCGGCTTTTCCAGCAGTAGTTTAGGATTCGCCGTTATCAGTGCATCACACTTATCCCAAATGGTAGATGAATCGGTTGGGAGGTATATTTCCCTGGCTCTACACCCCAATTTTGAGATAAACCAGTAGGTCGCCGGGATTGTGATTCCGTATTCCATCGTTGAAACTATAATTATGTCAATAGGCTCTTCCACATCAATGTTCGTAATGGTTTTTGTTACCCAATTCGAAAAAGCCGCACCCAATCCACGCTCACACGACGGGCACTTTGCGAACAATTCCCACGCAAAGTCCTCATATACAAAATGTTCATAGTCATATCGGCTCTTGAACGGGAAAACTTCACTGAGGTCGTTCGTGGTAATCTCTATTTCATCAAGATTTATATCCTTGTCGTACCCTTTTTTGAAATATTCACCGAAATTTGCCGTATAATCCCTTAAAACATCATTTAAGTCAATCGCAATTTTCATTTTTTATTAAAATAATGTGTTTCAGAAAAAAAGGAAAGTTAATTCTCCTTATTCTTACTCTTATTTTTAACTTTTTTGACGATTATATCAGCCTTTTCTTCATCGATTTTATTCTCTTTTTCCCTGATGGTATCAATAGCGTCACCTAAAGATATTGTATTCTTCTTCCTCGGGGTCTTGTTCTTGAATTTTTTGACAGATTCCTCATCGTTGAATTCATCAGTAGTATCAGAAATACCATTTGGAAGGGATGCGTAGAAACTTATGATGTAATTTCCATCAAACTTCTTGATTCCTATGTATTCACTTATCTTGAAATCATATATTTTCCAGTCATCATCGCCGTAAGCCTTGTCGGTGACGAAAGTAAGCGTTATGAGGTCTGTTAAATCGGATGTTTTTGACTTGCTGTTATACAAAGATTCGAGTTCTTTCACCACATACACCGCTCTGGGGTCATTTTCAACCGGATACTGGGAAAAATAGAAATCAAGTTTGAATTTATTTTCTTCCCCGGTGAGTTTTACCACCAGTTTTTTTGAATATACCTCTATTTTATGCCTTACAAAGTATTCATGAGTGGCTTTGAAAGTATGTTCTGCGTCGGCCTCTGTTCTAACGCTCAAAGTCTTTCCTATGTTCTTAAGAGAGGTGTCTATTCCTTCAAGATAAACCTTATTATCCTGGATGAGGACGACTTTTAACCCGTCTTCTTCGTCAATTTTCATAGGGCTCTTGACCAGCATGTGATTTTTCTTCACGGCCTGACCATTTCCAACATATTTCCAGTCTTTCGACTGCCTTACTGACTCATACATCTCATAGCGTAAGTCTTTTACTTCTTGAGTCACCTCGCCTTTCAAAAGAGATGCATAAAGGTTGTTTTGCTCGGCTTTTTGCTCCTCAACGGCACCGCCAGATGATATTTCCTTATTACTCTTGGTAATGACATCATCAGCCGCTTTCATTCCGTGGAAAAGGGAATAGAAAAATAGTTTTATATTGTAAAAAAGACGCTTCATATTATACAAATTTGCCGATTCTTATCTCCATTTCATCAAGAACTTTATTCCTTATATTATTAAAATGGCTTAATGAATTAGTTGCCTTCTGATATTCCTTGACATCAAACTCAGATATAGCAGTTTTATTCATTTGTGCAATGTTTTCATATTTCTTACAAATGGTGCTTACCATTTTTTCAAGAGCTACCAGGTCCTGTAATTGCAAAGAATCCAATTTTTCCATAATATTTAATTTATTAATAAAATAGCAAAGTTTATACCAATGTCAATTGATTTTATCAGTAATCCAATATATTTATAAGAAAAAAAAATATGAAATATTTTCACTATTACGAAAATGAGACAGAATTTGCAACTGCACTGACCGATAATTCCTATAGTTTAATGTAAAAGCCTTGTAACGGAGCCAGACCTTAATGCAAGCATATTGACGAAAAATAAATAAACAGTATGGAAAATAATATAGTAAAAATAAGTGAAAATACTCTCAGGAAGATTATTGCTGAAAGTGTAAATAGGGTATTGAAAGAAAATATGAACCCGGCTGCTGGTTTTGCAATGAAACCACGAGATTTGTACGATGCTTTATATGCTATTGAAGATAAAATGGGAAGATTATCTAAAATCCTTGGAATGGAGGATTATCTTGACTATATAGTTCCAATAAAAAATGATATAGTAAGTCTAATGGACAATGCGTTTTATGGGAGTGAAGAACTATAAATATTGTTTTGGTCACAAATGATGCTTATTAATATATTAAAATTATATAATACAAAAAAGCCCGGTTTAAACACAGGGCTTTAATGTTTTATTTTATCTATTGTATGATACAGACATGTTCACTGCGTGCTTGGATTCCTTATATTCCTCCAATTCACGGCTATTGGTGTAACTCATCGCAGAACGCAAGTAATCGGTTTCATTTTCAGACCATCCTTGGAGGTTATATTCGACTTTCTGGTAAAAAACCTTGCCTTCGGCTGTTTTCAACTTCGCATTTTTGTCAATATTCTTCTGGGCTTCCTTCGTACTCATCCCACGATATTGTTTGAAAATGGTAAGTTTCCCATCCTTGAAGTTCTTGAACACCTTATCGAACTTTTCTCTTGGTATTTCACGACCGTAAGTGAATAACGTCTTCAACGGTCTGAAAATCTTGTTTCCATTGATGTTCCAGTAGGACTTTCCGTACGTTGTTTTGCCAGCCGATTCCATTGCTTTATTGAAGAGACCTCCAATCATCACATAATCTGCATAGACCAGGGCTTTCTGAATGTCACGATAAGCCTTGATGTTACCATCAGCGATAATCTTTGCATTCCCTCCATACCTCTTCTTCAATTCATATACCTCTTTTATAAGAGAGAAATAAGGGGCATAAATTCCTGTATTTGACGCTGTAAGACAGGCACTACCGCCTCCAATTCCTACACGAATATAATCAACACCGGCCTCTTCATAGTCAATATACGTCTCAGGGTTGGCTATATTACCAGTCATGAGAGTGATATCAGCATTTCTATACGATTTCAGCCTTCTACATACATTGAGAAGCCTTTCCATATGCCCGTTTGCAATGTCAATACAAATCTTGTACTTCGTGTCGGTTTTCATACAGGTGCTTCCGTACTCGCCTTCGTAAAATCTACAGATATCCTCAGCCTCTTTGATTGACACGGCGAAGAAAACATCATACTTGGTTCCAAGTTCAATTCTTCTGCAGAAATCAATGTTCCTCGGTATCACGACATTGATTTTGTTTTTGAGGAAGTCTTCAATATTCTCTTCGCAAACAACAGTATCCATTGGTGACGCAAAAATTGGGAGCATTCCATCAATGTATGGATTACATTCCTTCCTACTGTTTATTGTTGATATGCGTTCCGGGATAATGGAAACATCGTCGTAACTTAACTTAAAATCAGTCATTGTTTAATGTTTTTAATGCGGTTTCTACTTCTTGTTCAAGGTTTTTCACCTTCTCTTCTACTTCTTTATATTGTTCATCGGTAAGGAGAACTGGATTTATACACTCAATCCTGCTTTCACCTTTTCTTGTTGGGATTATAATCCTTTCAATTGACTCATCATAAGTAAGTGATTTTGCGAAAGTAAACAAATATTCATTAACGTCTTTCGCTGATATGTTTCCAATATTAAGATAACATACCAAAAAAAGTTTATCTTTATCCATAACCATTATTTTAAACCTGTACTTCCAAATCCACCGTCCTTTCTGTCGGTTTCGTCAAGCTCTTCAACTTCAACGAACTCAATTGGAACAGTAAAACCAATCTTCATTTGTGCTACCCTATCACCGGGCTCATATTTCGGCATATTCGGCATTACGTGGTAGAAAAATGCACAAACTTCACCTGTATATCCTCTATCTCAATTATATTATCTTACAAGCTCTTTATCTTGTAATTCTCTACTTTCATTTTGTTATATGTAGAGTTTAGACTATATCATCACCACATTTATTAGTGGGCAGGGCACTCGTGTCGAAATTACTGTCTTCATCATTACATGTTAAGACTCGTTCGTTAGTCGTTGAACCTTCGTAAATATTTCTATAAACGCTTGGCTGCTGATTGGCCTCTTCAGGCTTTTCCAGCAATTCACCCTGTTTTACAACGGCCTGATTAGTAATGTTTAAATCTATTATTTGTTCATAAAAATTTTTTTGCTCGTCAGTACATAATGAAAAGAAAGCGTCTCTCGTAATTTTTCCGGTATGTAAGGCATTTATTAAAATATTTCCAAAAGTCCTGTGTATTAACATATGAGCACTCTGTGGTAGCACAACCAGATTTTCTGGGGAATGATTATTTTCATTAGCATCTTTATGATGTATGTGATATCCCTTCGGTATGTCTTTTACACCAAGAATGTCCTTCGTTAAATTTCTATATGGCTCTTTATATCTTTTATAGTCTCTTTTTCTTATACCTTCTTCTACTGAATATGCCCTGTAGTTTGGATTGCTCTCGCCTAAATATTTCTTCTTATAATACTCATTCTGGCATTTTTTAGAGCAACAAACCCTTCTCCATGCACTTGATTTTTTAACAAAAAAATGTACTCCGCAAACTGGGCATATTTTCTCTACCTTTTCATTTTTTGCCTTCTTCATGTACTTTGCAAGACATTCTCTTGAGCAGCACACGTAACGCTCGGAGCGTCGTTTACCGACAAATTCATGTTTTCCGCATTCAGCACAAACAACTTCAACTTTCTGACTATTATTTGTACAGTGGTGCCTTTCTTCTGGGTGTTTTTTCAAATACTCATTCTGGCACTCTCTTGAGCAGTAAACCCTCTTTGCATGATGTTCGGCTAAAAACTTTTTTCCGCAGTTTTTACAAGTATATTCTATTAACATTTTTTTCTCTTTTATAATAAATATCTGTAAAACTGCAAAAGAACAATAGATTTTAAACTTTTTTTTAGTTAACCGTTCCTACACTATTACATAATACCATTCCAGTCTTCCAAACTGAACTCCTCGGGCGGAAATCAATGGAAAGAATTGACCGATAGTAAGTTCGTTTTACATAATCCAGTAAGTCAATACTTTCATCACTGTCAATCTGTAATGCGAAGCCGAGGTGGTACTTATATACATTCGGTGCTACCTCCTCACAGTCACATGCATAGACATCATAACAAAAATCATCATTATGTGCCTTTGTCGGGAGTTTTGCGTTTTCCCTGAGTTTCTTGAATTTAACTTTCATTATTTATTCTTTTGTTTGTAATTTACTCTCATATAAGACAGGTCGTCAGCCATCTTAATAATCATCGAAAGTGGAGTGATGTGGAGCATGGAGAACTTGTCGTCGTCCGTCTTGTCATTGATTTTCATCGCTTCGAATTCTGATTCAGTAAGTTCAATTCCGCAACGCTGGAGAATATAGAGGGAGCGTTCGCCAGCCTTCAGGATTGTTTCGTTGTCAACCCATTTGTACAGCATGCCACGCTTATTCCTTTGCCACTCGTCGTTGTTTTCCTCGTAGATGACCGCTTTTCCGATGTGATGGAGAAGAGCAACTTTCGTAAGCGACTTAGGGTCAATCTTGAATTCGTTGTTACTCATGTCAACCAACTGTCTTGCATAACGAAGGGAAGTTATCATAAGAAGAAGTAACGCCCCAGGGAACGCAAGGCCAGAAGAAAGTTCCAGTCCAGCAGGAGAGTTTTTAAGTCTTTCCTCTCCAATGAATTCGACAAGTTTTTCTGTGTCAACACCAGCATTTTTGAGTTCAGTGATAAACGACACATAAATTTCATTAAGTTTTGCCTCTGTCATAAAGCCTTATTTTAGTTAAACATTACAATGCAAATATACAAAAAATCTCCCAGGATAAAAACCCCGGGAGACAAAAAAACAAAACCTAAACTATGTAAAAACTATGAACTAATAATGCTTTTGTAAAATTCAGCCCTTTCGCCAGACAACGTTTCCATGTTGTATTTTGGCCTAATGGTCTTGGCAAGATTCTCTTTCAAGGTAGTGATGAGTTCCGGATTCTTTGCAAGTCTGATTATTGCCTTAGCCCAGTCCTTGTGATTCTTAGCCTCGTCGATGAGGATTGCATTTCCTTCTGGGTTGATTGTTCCACCTTTTTCAATAAGCGGAATTGTGTCAATTGTATATGGGCCGAAATTGGAACACACGACAGCGGTGTCCATGAATCCGGCTTCAAGAAGTTTCAACTGTGACTTGCATGAGTTGAAGATGCTTTCACGAAGAGGGACGAGAAGAACATCAACGGTGTTGTAATGAGTACAGTAGTGGTCAACGTCTCTTGTCCATTGTCTTACGTAACCTTCTTTTTCAACACCAGGATACTCCAAGTTCTGAATATTCATTCTGAGGAAGTTCTTATATTCAGGAGAAACAACCTTAGGATTATAATTGTCAGTAACCATCAACTCAAACCTGTGCCATACGGTCTCATCTGGCTTGATTGGACGCTGTGTAACACTTCCGTCCTGGTTATAGACTGTGGTGGTTCCTCTAAGGTCGTACCCACAAAGATGGAACTCAACCTTGTCAACTACATCACTGTTGATAATCTTATTGAAAGTGCCTCTCATGATTTCCATGTCTGGCTCGTGAGAGGAACCCATGATGAAACCGAAACGAATCTTTCCGTTCTTCGAAGGCTCTTTCTTTGACTGGAACTGCTCAATATCAGGGTCAATTCCGTTAGGAGATACGAAAACATTTTTGTTATATTTCATAATTTCCTTTGCGAAAATAGGAGTTGTGGTTGTAACCCAGTCAACCATACCAAGGGTCTTTTTCACCTTCTCTGGAATATTGTTTTTTACATTCGCATAGTATGATGGGTGAGTCTTGTCGATATGCCAGTACGCATCGTCAACGTCCATCACAAGTTTAACTCCCCTTGCTTTCAACGCCTCAAGATTTTTCCAGAATTTCTCCATATCCTTATACACGCCCTTGTGGAAATGGATAATGTCGTATTTTTCAGCAAGACCATCCACATCGTCCCAATTCGGGTTCATGTCAATAACCGCATCAAAATCATCAGGGTAATACTTAAGAAGAGACTTTGTAGGGATATCACATCTAAAGAGGTACACCCCAAACCTGTCTGAAGGGACAACAAGTAATCTAATTTTTTTATCCATAAATCGTTGATATTAAATCATTTTCATTTTTTATTATTTTTTCACCTAAAAATGTGCTATATTTTTTTATGTCAGTGAAATAACATAATTTCACTCCATTTTTTTTACATAATTCTTTTTTGGCAACATCTCTGTTTATTGTGTCTTTAAACCCCTCTTCTCCACCAAACTTATCAACAGCCATAAAATGTTGTCTTCCTTGGCATTCAATAGCAATATTATATTTTGGAAGATAAAAATCAAGTGATAATGCAATTTTGTTCTTCAACCAATCAAATCTTTTTTGAAATTCGTATTCAATATTGTTTTTTGAGAGGTAATATTTCATTTCTTTTTCTAAATGCCAATTGTTTTTGCAATTAACACATTTTATTTGGTTTATAATAAATGATGTGTATGTAGTTGTTTTCCATATAAAGCCACAGTCGTTACATTGTAGGATTAATCTTGTATATGCACCGTCATATTTATTTTTTTCATTATCAAAACCAATAAACGTATAATTCATCAATTTGCATTTTTCTTCTATTTCTTTTATTACATCATCATTATCTTTCTTACCATTAAAATCGCATGCTTTACAATGAATATCTCCTTTAAAATATAAAACATTATGTAATGAATAATGTCTTATCTCTCCGCATTTTTTACATTTGAGAAGAACATAACTATTTTCAAATCCGCAATATTCACCGTCAAATCCAACAAAGTCAAGAGTTGTATTTTTTAGTTTTTCACGCAATTTTTTAACAGAGTTATCGGGCCTATATGTTTTTGGCATTGACTCTGGATTTTTTCTTTTACAAGAATGGCTCCTTCTATCATTGCGGAGAAAATTATTTATTGTTGTTGTTTTCCATATTTGGCCGCATTTATTGCATTTTAATATTAGTTTAGCACCAGAATTTTTCGGGTCCTTATCAACAAACCCAAGAAAAGTGAAATCAAGTTCTTCACATCTTTCTTTTATCTTCAGGATAACTTCATCTTTTTTGAATACCTTTTTGTTGCACCCGGGGCACCTTCTACCTACTCTCACGAATTTATCATATGATGCAGTATTCCACGTTTTGCCACATTTATTACAATGAAGAACTAAATGCGTCTCGTTGTTTTTATATTCATTTTCTTCATTATCAAACCCAAGGAAGAGATAATCGTTTTCTTTGCATATTTTCTCAATTTCAATAATAGCTTCTTCGGTTGTTCTTTTTTGTTTCATAACTTTTTGTTTTTAAGATTTATATGAACACTCCATAAATATCCGTTCATATATAAATATATCGTAAAACATAAAAAATCAAGCCATTTTTTTATATTGCTGGATTATTTTATGGACTTCATCATAATCCATTCCGAATTTCAGCACCCCACGCCCCTGCTCCGGGTACTCTTCCGACCATTCGATATCAATCCATGCCAGTGCGAGGATACCGTATATACAATATAATAAGGGATAGCAGGTATTCTTCATCGCAAGCCCGAGCCGATAGTCGCTTTTAATGTCTTCCGTCTCGCTGTATGATTCCGCTTGCGGGTATATTTCATCTATGTCAGTCGAAGAAATGATTCCGGGGTTCTCATAATCCCAGGAGTTTCCCCATACTACATCCGGATTCTCGGAAAAGAACAGGCGGTATGAGTATTTTTCGTTCTTGTCATCTTCAAATACCGGAGACACAAACACTAATTTAAGATTCTTCTTCATCACCTTCAATTTTTTTAGGCTTATATTCGACTTCTTTCATTTCCCATCCAGCCCAGGATGCATATTCTTCAACCTTCTCAAACTCCATTCCGAACGGTATGTTAATGATTTTATCACCTTCAGTGGTAAAGGCTAAGGATATTATGCCGTCTATACAGTCTTGAAGTGAAAACCATGTACTTTCTACTGCAGTGCCGAGTTTTATGTCGGTAGTGAGCAGATATTCCTTTGAAATTGTGGCTGGGTCCGGTTCAAGGTCAGGTATAATTCCGGCTGGGGTGATGTTGAAATTGTTACCCCACACTATATCCGGGTCTACAGAGAAAAGAAGGCGATAAAAATACTTTCCTTCGTTGTCATCTCCTATATTTTCAATAAAAACGATATATAGTTCGTCGTCCATAGTAGTTTTATTGTCAAAGTAATATATTTATATGAAAAATAAAGAAATAATGGGAAAGGTAATAAAAATCACGGAAGAAGAGCTTCATAACATCATAAAAACAAAGATACAAGAGGCTCTTGAACACAACGTAGACCTTGAATATTCACCTGCAATAGGAAATAAGAAGCGTGGACCTGGTAAAAATACCATGGACCAGATGAAGAAACGCAGGAACACCGCACTTGACGAAGGTCTTGACGAGAAGCCGATTTACAGAAGGCTTCCAGATGGAGACTTGGATTATGATGGTGATGATGGAGAGGGAACTGAATATTACGGGAAAACAACGTACATAGAACTTACAGACAATGCTTATTCCTACGCATTTGAACAAATTTACGGTAAGGTCCCTGGGAATCTTTCTGATGTATTAGAAGAAAACAATCTGCCAATTGAGGTTGAGATAAAATATGACATTGATTACACCGAAGACCCTGGTGATTATGATACGCCGCCTTATAGTAATGCTGAACTTGCAAATTGGGAAATCATCGACGACCTTAAAGAATACGGTGAATTTGAAAATGTAATCAGGAAGGCTACTGAATATGAAGTTGAAGCAAAGAGTCCTTATGACCTTATGGAATCGAAGGTAAGACTCACACAATCACAACTCCATAGTTATATTTCTGAATCGGTGAAAAAGGTGCTCAGTGAAATCGGATACCATGAGAAACAACCGAAGGAACAGAGCGAAGACGAGTACCGTGAATGGCTTAACAGGAAATCTGCGGCCAAGAAACGTTATTATGACAGCCAGAAGAAAGAAAAAAAGGACGGGGCGACCGACTATTATGATTACAAACACGGTGACCATCCGGCAATAAACGAGATTTCTTCAAATTTGTATGACAGGGCCGGGGATAAGGCGTTTAAAGATATGATGCAAAATTTCAACGATTATCCAACAAAGAGTAAGCGAGAGAGGCAATGGAAAAACTTTAGAACTCAGGCAAGGATAAGAGGAGACGAAGAAAAAAACGCAGTGTGCCCATCCGTAGACGAAAGGGATTTGCCAAACATGCCAGCCGGTACATATGTGGTGATGGACGGTGACGGAAGAGACGCTATCAGTGCAAACTTCAGAACCAGATATTCAGGACACGCAGGAACAAAAGAACAATGTGAAGAATATGTTGATAGATTCTATGACAAGGGTGCAAACTGGGAATACCTTCCTGAAATAGTTCCGCTTGAACAATATTTGAAAAACAAGAGATAATGAAAAATCCCTGGGAACAACTCCCGGGGGTTTTTATTTATCATCCTCTTTCTTGAAATCGAGTTTCATTATATTGCCAAAGTCGTTAATAAAGTTAATGATTTCAAATGTATTTTTACCAAAAGAATAAAGATGTTTTATACTTTTATCTATTTTGCATTTTTCTTTTGTGACATAGATGAGTTTAATATTATGTTCTTTTAAGATTTCTTGTTTTCTTTCATCCCTTTCGGAACACTCTTCAAAACTATATTTAGCGTTTTTTTCTCCATAAAAATGTTGTCTTCCCTGACACTCTATCGCCACATTGTATTTTGGTAAATAAAAATCTAAACTCTGTTTACCAAGAAACGGAAAATGTTTTTGCGATTCGTATTTTATACCCTCTTTTAGTAAAAACAATTCAATCCTATCCTCCAAATAAGAAGTTACAGCACATTTTCTGCACCCCTTTCCAGCAAGATGATTATGGGGCAACTGTTCAAAATCGCCATGTTTTTTACATGTTATAGTAACTGGTGTTTTCGAATCAATAAAATTTGTTTTTGAATAGTCATATTTATCACCATGCACTTGCTTTGCTTTGTAAACGAAAAGTTTTGTATCAAGAAAATGCTTACCACATTTAGGGCAACCATAACCTGTGATTAAATTGTTTGGCCTTATATAAAATTCACCGTGTTCTCTGCCATCTTCCAACTTTTCATGGCAAATAATACAAACCTTTTCATTTGATTTTACATATTGAACCTTTGAATAATCATATTTATTTCCGTGAACAGATATGGCTTTCTCAATAAAGGTTTCTTTATCATCTCTTTGGGAAATTCCAGTTTTAACATATCCGCATTTTTCACATCCAGCACCATTAAGATGCCTTCCTGCATTTTGCGAAAATTTGCCATGAATTGGGCATATAATATCTACCTTTTTTCTTCTTCCATAATACACAGTTTCTGAATAATCATACTTGTCGCCATGCACTTCTTTGGCTTTTTTAATGAATTCTTCTGTTGTTAATAATTTTCCCATATGAGTACGCTCTTAAAACTTAATACATATATAAATATCAACAACATTCAATTTATTTGTCGTCTTCTTTCAAAATAACTTCGTTTATTATCATTTTCTTTCTTAATACAATATTCCACATTCTTTCATATTCAGTATTACTAAAAATTTGATAAAAAATATCCACATCTTCCTTTGATGAAAGTCTGTGTACTCTATCTTCAAATTGCATATTAGAGGCTGGGACATAATCCATCGAATTGAAAATAAGTGCGTTTGAAGCGGTCAACGACAAACCTACACCGGCTGCCATGATGTTACAAACCATTACGTTCACTTTATCATCTTCCATGAACTTGTCCTTTGCAGCATCCTTTTGTTTTGCGTTCATTTTACCGTTATAAACAACACACTTGTCTCTAAAATGCTCCTGTAATGAATAAAGTTCCTCGTCATAACAACACCCGATTACAACTTTTCTTCCATCTTCGATGAGGTCTTCGGTAAGTTCTATCGTGTGAGGAACCATCTGGTTGGACAAGTATCTTCTATACACGCCACCTTCAATGAGGTCTTTGTTAATCTCACTATCAGGGTTCAATTCCTGTTGTTCTTTCTCATACTCATCCCAAAGTCTGTTGTATTCAGCCCTTTGTGTAGGCGTAAGGTCATAATACATCTCATGGTACGTCTTGTTGACAATTCCAGGGATGTCTTCTTTTACTCTTCTGAGATAGATGTGCGAAACCTTGTCTTTGAGCTCATCAAGATTACTTGAACCATCGGTAATCCACAGCATCCTGGCGTTATCACGGATGAATTGTTTGCAATCTGCCTCCTGTTCGCTGGTCATACTCCATTTATTCGGAATACCATACCGTTTACAGAAGATGTTTGTCCATTTCTCTTTCTCACCCTTCGCTGGAATTTGAAAACCGTTACAATATCTTTTCACGTAATCTTCCCAGTTGGATGTGATGTTATCCCCGAGGAAAAGAAGTACGTTATAGAAGTTCATAGGTCTGTTTGTAATCGGTGTACCGGTTGCTTCATAAATAGCATCGGGTGCTCCACGCTTAATAAGGTCACGAACTACCTTATACCTTATGGATGTGTTATTGGACAGACGATGAACCTCGTCAATGATAACCAGCGAACGGCTTTCGGCAATATAACGAAGCATCGGACTTTCGGCGTACGCTTTTTCTATGTTCGCCTTGCTCCTGGTTTCCGGAATCTTGTAGAATTCGTCGAGGATGTCGTAATTCACTATCACGAAACGGTTATCCT